CGCCTAGAATTCGGATGCACGACCACGAGCTAGACCTTTCCGCCGCGCGCATTGCTTCGTCCAGATCGCCCGTTTCCAAAAGGCGGACCACGAAAGCTCGTTGCAGCGGCTCCAGGGCGTCCACAAGCTCGAACGGATTCTCGGGCTCGGGATTTGCGGGGGGATTTGCCACGCCTGGAGTCTGACGCTTCCGGGCCTCGGGCGCCAGCTCACCCCTTCGAGTGTAACCCTGGCTTCGCAGCGGCCTGCGCACGACATTACGCACCCCTCGGAATCACTGAGCTTTCCGCCCCTGGTGCGTAGCCTCCTACGCGCCTCCTTCCGGGGCTGGTGCCTAGTGTTTCCAGGGGGTTGCGCTGGTAGCGTGTGGCACCAGTTTGGCAGTAGCTCCAGGGTGAGCGCGCCTCACAGCGCGTGAGAAAACCGGGCGGAGTCCAGCGGCACGCGCTGATCTCGTAAGGCCCCTCGCAGCACGAAGTCTAAAACCGAATCCAGGGCGCGGGCCCCTCGCCAAAAAACCCGCGAGTCAATGTGCGCGGCGATCCTCCGGTCCCGTGTCGCGAAACCCTGCGGAGCTATCCGCTAGGTGCGAAAGCGCCGAAAAGGCTTTGCTGATCGGAGGGGCAATCAAAGCGCGCTGAGACTCTGAAGGTTCGTGAATCCATCGCAGGATCGATGCTGTTCACCAGTAGAAAGGGGCATGTCATGGCAGACACGATCGTTTCTCAGGCGGAAGGTGAGCGGATCTCGAAGGCGGAAGCCAAGTTCCGGGATCTCTCGAAGATGGAGGAGACCACCAGCACGGATCTCTACCAGCGCGCGATCGAGTTCAACGCCGCGCAGGGTGAGGCGGTCCCGGGCGCGCAGGCCGCGCTGAAGATCGCCGCGGTCAACTACGCGCGGGTGGCGCTGGCGCAGGACAAGATCCGGGCGCGCGTCACTAAGATGAAGGCGAAGCGGCTCGACAAGGCGCAGCGGATGCTGGCTCAGCTCCGCGCGGAAGCGGCCAAGCTCGGGATCGAGATCAAGGTCGCGTGAAAGAAACGGGGCGGGTCCGGTAGAACCGGGCTCGCCCCTTTTCTCATGCCCAGTGAACCGTATCGGCATTGCGACGAATTCACGAAAGGAGATGGAAACGAATGGACAATCAAATCGGCAAGCGTGCCATGTCCTTTAACAAGGACAAGGAAACGCTCGAAGTAACGTTCCCGAGCGGTCATTCGATCCTGTATCCGAACGTGAGTGTTCGGATGCTCGATCGGATCCTCTCAGGAAAGCCCGATCGCATCGATCGCAAGATCGACAGGATGCTCGCGGGCATCCAGATCCGCCGCAAGGGGAAGTGAACCCGCTGGAAATGAGAGAGACGCTCCCGGGAAACCGGGGGCGTTTTCTTTTGGAAAGGGTGGAAGCAATGATCACCACATTGGATCAGGACACACTGCGCGAGATGATCTCCAGCATCGCGCGGGGAAACCTGACGCTGATCGAGGTGAGGAGCAAGGCAGGAAACACCGGCGTCGCGCTCTGCATCAACGTGCCGGGCGCGCAGGAGAGCACGGGGTTGCGCTGGATCCCGATCGCCATCTTCGATCCCAGCCTGATCACGAAGGTTCTCCCGCACAACGGCCAGGGCTGGCGCGAGTTCGGGATGACAGTCGCGCTCGAAGGCGAGTGCGAGGCGAGCAACATCGAGATCGCGCCGAACATGGCGCCCGCGAGGGCGTGATGACAACGAAGCGCGAACGAGAGGCGCTTCTCGAAAAGGCGCGCGATCGGTACGCGAGAGATTCGGACGACGACATCGAGATCGATGACGACGCGAAGCTCTCCGAAACGGAAAACGGAACCTGGGTCCAGGCGTGGGTCTGGGTTCCCAAGGACGCCGACTGAAAACGAGCCCGGGGGCCTTCAAGCCTTCCGGGCCTTTTCAGTTAGGAGGGCACAATGGAAACCTTCGTGAGTGGATCAAAGAAGATATAACCCTGGCCCGGCCCGCGGGAGAAACTTCCTGCCCCTCACAGCTCCCGTGGGTTCGGGCCGTTTCCCTGAAAGGAAACGGAGGAACAAATCGTGGCCTATCACGCATTCAAGGGCCCCGAGGGAGACGAATACGGCTCCTTCGAGACCTTCGAGCTGGGCGCGGACGAAAGTCCGAATCCGGGCTGGTATTGGTGGGCGTGCTTCCCTGGATGCCTGCCAGACAGCGATCCGTTCGGCCCCTTCGCCACCGAACAGGAAGCGATCGACAACGCGCAAGAGGATGCCTGAGAGGAAAACGCCCGGGGGCGCGAAAGCGCCTGCCGGGCCTTTCCAGTTAGAGGGGCTGGACTTCCTGGCCCGCAAACAGGAAAGGCGGAAACAAATGGCGATCTACGGAAGCAAGGTGACGCTGCACGCGACCTTCTACGGCTTCAAGAAGTGGGAGAACGAGGAGGAGCCGCAGGACGTGAAGATCGTCTTCTCGCGCATCGTCCAGAGCGAGAAGATCGAGAAGCTCGTCCAGGCGCTCGTGAACGCGAAGGTCGGGTTCCGGTACGACCCGTCGAGCGGCTACGGCTCGGACGCGCGAGCGGAGATCAACCTCGGCTGGTACGCGCCGTCTCTGGAGGATCTCACCACGCTCCTCAACGCGCACGGCTTCGCGGTCGAGCGGAAGAACAGGATCGTGGAGAACTCGCAGGACATCACCGAGCTGGTGATGAAGGGCCTGTACGTCCCCGAGCCCGAGAAGGAGGCGGCGCAGGCGTAAATCTCGGCCGCACATAGATGCGGCCCGTGGGGGCGGGGGCTTTTGAAGCCTCGCCCCCGGTTTGTCCTGGGAGCCCCGGCGGATTCTCCGCGCGGGGCCTTTCCAATTAGAGGGGCAATGACGCCCTGGAAAAGGAGAAGCAAATGGAGAACGTGGTGCAGAACCTCGACGTGGCGCAGGACGCCAACGGCGACGATCGCGTCTTCTCCGAGCGGCGTCTCGCGTCGCTCGCGAAGAACGCGGTGAAGGGCTCCCGCTGCCCGCACGGCCGGAAGTGGGCGGTGACGGAGTGGTCGATCCGGATCAACGGGAACGTCGTCCTCCACGTCTACGTGGAGTGCCCGCACGATCTCGACAAGCAGAAGGCGGAGTTCAACGTCGTCCTCTGAAGGCGGCCGGTCATGCTCGCCTGCGAAGAGTGTGGATGGAAAGGATCGACAGACGAGGCCGGCGTGAAGTCTTCACGCTTCGAGGATGCGGTCGAAGGAACGCGCGGGTCTTTCCGCATCCTCGTCTGCCCCGACTGCGAGCATCCCGTGAACGAAGGATTCTCCGAGCTGGTGGAGGAGGAGGACGAGGAAACGCTGGAGCTGCCGTTCTGAGCGAAAAGGCCCGGTTTCGCGGATCCGTTTCGGATTCTCGAGATCGGGCCTTTTTAGTTGAGGGGCTTCTCCCTCGCACAAGGAGAAAACAATGGCCGAGTCTTTCAGCGTCGTCGCCTCCGGACTGGACGTGAACGTGCAGGCGAACATGCAGCCGATGATCGAGCACGCCTCGAAGCAGACGGCGGAGTTCTTCAAGCGGTACATCTCCATGAAGGAGGACGACGCGGTGCAGCCGCAGATGAACGAGATCGTCCTCATCCTCGCGGCGATCTGCAACGTCTTCTTCGCCGGCGTGGACCCGACGGCGCAGGCGGGCCTGATCCAGTTCTCGCGGGAGATCGCCCAGGGCGCGCGGAAGTACGTGGAGGAGTTCGAGAAGGAGCTGGCGGCGAAGAAGACCGCCTGATCTGCACCGGCAAAGAGCCCGCCTCCAGAATCTTGGGGGCGGGCCTTTCCAGTTAGAGGGCAACAACGCCCCTGGAAAGGGAAAGCGATGACGCTCGAAGTGCAGAGCAGCAACCTGAAGAACGTCGCGTACAACGCGACGGACAAGAGCTTGGAGGTGGAGTTCCGCAACGGTCGGAAGTACCGCTACACGAACGTCCCGCCGGAAATCTTCGACGGGCTCGTGAACGCGGACTCGATCGGCGGCTTCTTCCACAAGCACATCCGGTTCTCCTTCAAGTACGAGGAGATCGGGGAGAGGAACTGATCATGCCCGCGAACGTGGAAACCATGATGTACGTCGGGGACCGCCCGTGGCACGGGATCGGAACCCCGGTGCTGGACACCATCACCTCGCAGGAGGCGATCGAGAAGGCCGGGCTGAACTGGGACGCGGATCTCGTTCCCCTCCAGATTCCGGCGTGGACGACGAGCGCCGGCTTCGTGATCGAGCCGAAGGTCGTGGACGACGTGCGCGCGGTGGTGCGCGCGACGGACGGGAAGATCCTGGGGCGCGTCGGCCCCGGCTACCACGTCATCCAGAACCGCGACGGCTTCGCCGCCTTCGATCCGCTCGTGAAGGAGGGATACCTGAAGTATCACACCGCCGGCTCGCTCGGCGGCGGCCAGCGGATCTGGATCCTCTGCCAGCTCCCGGGCGACATGGTGCTCCCGGGCGACACCTCGAAGATCCAGAAGTTCCTCCTCCTCGCCAACGCGCACGACGGGACGATGGCGCTCCGCGTGATGCCGACGCCGATCCGCGTCGTGTGCTCGAACACGCTCGCCGCCGCGCTGGCGGACGAAGTGGCGAGCTACACCGTGCGCCACACCATCTCCGCGCCCGACCGGATCAAGGACGCGGTGGAGGCGATGAAGGCGACGCTCCTCTACTACGATCGCTTCCAGGCGGAAGCGGAGCGGCTCCAGATCGCGCGGTACTCCCTGGAGCAGATGACGGCCCTCACGCACCACCTCATGCCGCTGCCGCGCGAGGAAGAGCCGAAGCCGAAGCTCCTCCGCGCGCACGAGACGCTGATCAACCTCTTCGAGATGCAGAAGGGCGCCGAGGGGATCCGCGGGACGGCGTGGGGCGCGGTGAACGCGGTGGCGCAGTACGCCGACCACGAGCGCAGCGTGCGCGACGGCGACGACGGGGCGGGCGGCGCGCGGCTGAAGAGCGCGCTGTTCGGGCCGGCGGCGGCGATGAAGAGCCGCGCGTACCAGTACGTGAAGCGGCAGATCGTGAACTGAGCCTCGCGCTCTCCCTGGAAGTCGAGCCCGGTTCCCATTTCGGGGGCCGGGCTTTTCCAGTTGGAGGCGACGAACATGAAGGCCCAAAGCGGAGCAATCTGCGATTGCGACGTTTGCGGCCGGCAGGGTCGCTTCCTGGCAATCGTGAGGATTGCCGGGTGGCGGGTCCTTTGCGCGCGGTGCGCAAAGGAAATGGCTGCAACCGTGGTGTTTCGCATACTCGAAGGAGGAAAGGTCAAATGAGCAACGCCAAAGTGTACCTCGGATGGCACATCAGCAAGAAGGAAACCATGCCGCACGGCGACGGCCGGAAGATCCGGCCCGGTGCGGTCTTCGGTGTCGAGGGCCCAATCGAAATCTGCTGCAACGGGCTTCACGCCTCCCCGACGCTGGAGGGAGCGATCTCCTACGTCAACACGATCTTCGAGGCTGGCGAGCCGGATGCCCTGGTCTCGTTCGTGGAGGTCTGGGGCGAGGTGAAGGATCAGGGCGGGAAGTTCTGTGGCCGTTTCCGCCGCCACGTCGCCGTCGGGAAGATCACCTACGCGGAGCAGAAGGCGATCCGTAACGGTGAGGACGGCTGGGAGAGGATCGTGGGCGAGGTGATGGCGAGAACCCTCCACGGCCACTCCACCCGGAGCGAGCGTCCTGCCGCCGACGGCCTGGCGCGGTTCAAGGACCACAGCACCGGGTTCGGCTACGACCGCGAGACCCGGCTCTACAACGCGCTGAAGCGGAAGAGGAACGGCAACGGCCAGAAGAAGGCGAGGAAGGCGGCCTGACCATGAGCCCCGAGAACATCCGGGAGAAGATCAGGAAGCTCCTGGCTCTCTCCAACTCCGACAATCCGCACGAGGCGGCGCTCGCCGCCGAGCGGGCGCAAGCCCTCATCCTTCAGTTCAACGTCTCCCAGGACGAGCTGAAGGATCCGGCCGACAAGATCCCCGACGAGCCGGTCGAGGTCGAAGCGATGGGCGGCTTCGCGAAGGACGGGAAGAAGACGCGCATCCCGCACTGGCAGCCCTGCCTCGCGCTCCACCTCGCGAAGGCGTTCATGTGCCGGATCTACTACCAGCCCGGCTACGACATCTTCATGGTCGGGCGGCGCACGAACCGCGACGCGCTCCGGATGACGTGGATCTACCTCCGCAACGAGATCGAGCGCATGGCGGAGGTCACCTACGAGCGGACGCCCGAGGCGCAGTTCACCGAGAAGGTGACGTGGAAGCGCGCCTTCTGCGAGGGCGCCACCTCCACCGTCTTCCAGCGCATGAGCGCGGAGGTCCGGAAGCTGGAGATCGACACGACGAAGACGGCGATCGTTCTCCGGAGCCGGATGGCCGAGGTCGAGAAGTTCATGGAGAAGATCCCGCTGCGGACGGCGCACGCGCCGCGGCGGCCGATCTCGAACGGCTTCCGCGAGGGCCAGCAAGCCGGTCACAGCCTCAACCTCAAGGGCAAGGCGGCGCGCGGCCTGCCGAGCACGGGGACGTGATCATGACGACGCCACGCACATGGAAGGATCAGCCGGCGATTCTGGAGGGGGCGAAGATCAAGACCTCCTTCCACATCGCGCCGGTTTCAGTGGAGGTCCGCGAGGCGAGCGACGGTTCGTACTATGTGACCGTCGGTACGCTGTTCTGGAGCCAAACGCTCTGGGCTCCGCACGCGGACAAGGTTCTCGACTGCATCGAGTACGTGAAGAAGAACGTTGGTCGAGAGCCGCGGGTCCAGATTCCTCCGCCCGAGGGCACGCGCCTGATGGAGGAACCATGAACGACGAGGAAAAGGCGGCTCGGTACGAACGGCTGCCGAAATGGGCGCAGGAGGAGATCGCGCTTCTGGAGATGCGCCTGAAGGAAGCGTGCGCGGAACGGGACGCGGCGATCGCCGCGCCTCAGAGCAACGTGGCGATCAGGCGATGGGCCGCAGAGCCCGGCGAACCGAAGGAGCGTTGGCTTCCCGAGAACGCGGAAGTCACGTTCTACGTCGGGAAAAGCCGGGACCGGATCGCCGTGAGGATCAGCGACAACGGCGTCACCGTCAACGCCTGGTGCGGAATGCTCCGGGTCTCGCCGCGTGCTGCCAACTCCATCCTCATCGAAGCCGCAGATCGCTGACTGGACTACTGGCCGGGATCGCCTCCGCGCGGTCCCGGCTTTTCCAGTTAGGGGCACCCTCGCCCCAGGAAAGGAAAGAGCAATGTTCATCCTCTGGCCCAACGGCCGAAAGAAGCCGTACTGGCACGGAATCAACGCCCCGCACGCGGGGATGATCTGCGGTCAATCGACTCCGGACGGAGCCTACGTGTGCTGCCGCCACCGGGATCACTTGAACGATCCGGCCGCCAGGCGTCCCGGGCTGCATCTCGCGTTCATGCCGGTCGGTGGACACCTCGAAAACGTCGCGGAGTGGCTGGAGGGAGACCGGAACGTTCCCGAATATTGGGACCGGGACGACATCCAGATTCCGCCCTCGCCCACGCTCCCGTCTTCTCCGTGCCCTCCGCCGGCGATGACGAAGCCGTGCCCCCCGGATCCCCCGGCGCTGATCTCGCGCGACCGGCAGACCGCCGTCTTTTACGGGGAGGTCTACGAGCTGGACCTCATCCCCGACGCGACGAACGAGGACTACCGGAATCTCCCCACTCTGGAGCAGCTCAACAAAATGAGAAGGGGATGAGAGATGGGAGACACCACGGGAGCAACCGCCCGTATCACCCGCCGATCCGACGAGATTTTCCTTTGGTGGAATCGCCTGGAGCGCGATCTGCGTGTCTTCTTCGCCAGGATGCCGGACGACGTGCTGCGGTTCTTCGCGGAGGAAGCCGCCTTTGATTCCTTCGTGCGGGACACCGCCGCCCAGATGCGCAAGGAGCGCAGAAAGGCCGGTCACCAACGCTGAATGCGGGTTCCCGTGACGTGAGCACGTCACGAGAACGCAGGACCGATTTTTAACTGGACAAGCGGGATGATTACCCCTTTGACAAGCCGAGAGTTCACCAATGGTCGGGGAGTAAAGGGGGAAGAGGGCAGCAAAAGCAGAAGGAGAAAATCACCATGGGTGGAGTCAGTCCGATCGGGGAGGTGCTCGCGTTCTATGAGGGACCACGGTCCACCACAGAAGACGCGGTGAAGCTTCTACTGGGGGATCTCATGGACTGGGCAGACGAACTCGACACGTCGAGCCCTGAGTATCTCGCGCTGGTCGATGCCGTTGCCGAGGCGGCCGAGCGAACGGTGAAACGACTCACGAAGGAGAAGAAAACGGAGAGGCCGAGGCGGCGAGCGCCGCTACGGCTTCTGTAGGGGGATGGAAACGACTGGCACCGGACCCGGACTGATCGTCTGGGCCGCGGTGCCGAGTCGTGAGATGGTGCCGGGCCAAGGGTGGGCCAAGACTGCCTCTCCGAACGGGGTTGACGCGATCGAGATTCCCCTGTATTCACGCCCGCGGAGAGCTGGCCGAGCTGGTCGAAGGCGCCTGACTCGAAAGCAGGAAACAGGCCCCTCCAACTACCCTAAACCATTGGAAATACGATCCGCTGGAGTGGCCGGAAATGGCCCTCGCGGAGCGCGCTGGGCCAAGGGTGGGCCAAAGCACTCTGCGTCCGGGTGGTGATGAGTGTTGACGCGAGCCCCGACCGGGGGTGTAATCCGGCCCTCTCAAACGGCGGGCAGGGGGGCCGCGGGGACAGGCCAATGAGAAAGGTCGTGGTGAAGGGGATTTACGCTGCGTATGCGCTGCGCGCCGGGCTGGGAACCGTGCGGCACAAGTTCCCGCCGGCCGTCTCGGTGACGCGCGAGGAGCGCGAGCGCATCGCGGAGATGGCGAAGGAGGCGAAGCGCCGCAGGAAGACGGAAGAGGCGCCGCCGCCCACCATCGAGCAGCCGACGCCTCTTCAGGACTTCTTCCGGGAGGTCGCCATGAGCGAGGCGGTTCCGGCCGAGCTGCGAAAGAGGGCGTTCGGGCTCCTTGTCGGTTAGGGCGCCGCCTCGCCCGGCCTGACGCACGCGCGCCGCTCCAGCCGATCCTTCCGGAGGGAGGGCGCGCGCGCCTGCCACTGCATGTTCGATGGGTCGTCGCAGCCGCCGGCGCAGAGCGGCCAGAGGTGATCCACCACGTAGCCGGGGCACGCCCCGGATCTCTTCCCGGTCGTCGGGCACGGGTGCGTCGCGCGGAACGCGCGGACCGCCGCCGGGCTCCGGACGATCTTCCCGCCCTCCCGCAGGACGGGGCATCCGGTCGCCGGCCCCTGGAGAAGGAGCGCGGCGACGAGTGCGGCAATCATTCCTCCCCCTTCATGGCGTCCGCGATCCGCGGGCCGACCGGCTCCTTCTTTCGGGGCTCGTCCTGCACGATCCGGTAGCCGACCGCGACCGTCTTCCCCTCGAAGGTGACGGTGCGGGTTTCCCCGGGCTTCTGGACGCCCGCAGGAGCGCCCGGAGCGCCGCCCCCGGCCTGCGAGGCGCCCACCTCGTTTCCGTCGCGCCACGCGCCAGCCCAGGCCGCGACGACGCACTCCCCGCAGTACGCCCGGAACACGAGCGGACCCTTGTGCAGCGGACCCCCAGGGCAGCGTTCGCGGAGCATCTTCCCGTACCGCTCTCGGTACTCCTGAATCACATCGGCCACTTTTTGCCTCGCTTGGAATAGGCCGCCTTAATGACGGTCCTAAGTTCTCGAAGTGCGGAAATCAGGTCGCGAAGATCGCAGGCGTGAACTGAGTCTTCCTTGCCGTTGCCGGCCAGATCGACACAGCCGTTTTCGTAGGCCACTGCGACCGCGCCATCTTCCTTGGACTCGAAAATGAGGCACTCACCGTCGTCCTCAACCTCGACCCACTTCATGTCTTCCTCTTCTTCTTCCGGGGTACGGGCGGCGGCTTGTCCTCCTCCGCCATCCTCTTCATGCAGGATTCGCAGATACGGTTTTTCGGTCCGACTTTGTTTCCGCATCGGTACACGCACGGCCTCCATCGGCACTCGCCGCAAAAGCCGTCCGAGTTGTAGCGATCAGGAATTGGTCGCTTGCATTCGTTGCACTTCCGAAACGACTTCTTCAGTCCCCATCCATTCGTGTTCCACGGATCCGTGACCCCCCACGGCTCGGAGGGAAACGGGTCACCCTCGAAGCGTTCGTCCGAGAGCCGAACCTGAAGTTCTTCGAGGTCCATCTTCTTCATCGGTCCCGATTGCGTTTGACGTAGGTGCAGTAGATCCAGAACTCGATTCCGGCGACGACGGCCGCGCCCACCGCCGCGATTGCGGCCATGGCGATCAGCGCGTCCACGACGAACGATTTGAAGCTAGGCAAGTTTCACCCCTCGCAATGAGTCACCTGCCAGCTCGAAGACGCTCTTCTCGGGAAACTCCCGCATCCGGTCGAGAACCCGCTGGCCCGCTCCCGACAGGTAGGTTTCGGTGAGCTGCTGGTACGTGGCGTTTGACGTGACAATCGTCTTCGTGAGGTTGGCTTCGCGCTGCGCCAGAAGATTGAGCAGGTTCGCCTTGCCCCATCCCTTGCCGTCGAGCGGCTCGGCCCCGAGATCGTCCAGCACGAGGATGTGCGGAGAGAGCAGGCCCGCCCAGAACTCCCGGTCGTAGGTGCCAGCCCGGATCACGTCGAAGGCGTGGACGAAGGCGCCGGTGACCGGAAGCTCCACCTCGATCTCGGCCCCGTCGATATTGGCGCGCGCGGAGACCCGGGCCCGCATCATGGCGTAGGCCGCCGCGACGCTCTTCCCGGTGCCTGGCTTCCCGAGCAGGAACAGGTAGGGACGGATGTGTGTGGCCGAAACGAAGTCGAGCGCCTCGACCACCGCTGGCTTGGAGGCGTCGAATCCTGGGCCGGCTACGGTCGCCAGGATCTTGGGGGGAATCACTTGACCCTCCGGTAGCCGCCCTGGAAGTCGGAGCCCGGGGAGATGCTCACCGCGGACTGGGCCGGTCGGCGCTGGTGGTAGGAGCGCGCGAACCAGTTGTTGAGGAAGCGGCCGATGGCCTTCTTCCGGATCGAGGCGGGCTGCGCGGCGTTCCAGGCGAGGGCCCTGCGAGCCTCCTGAAGAAGGTCGAGGTCAGGAAACGCTTCGCGCTGCCGGTCTTCGTACTCGACCGGATCCTTCACGTCGGGCGCGTGCTCCAGAAGGAAGCGCGCGAAGTCTGTTGACACCGCCCTGGCCGGGACGTTTGTCCCTTCGTCAGGGAAGAGTTTCCCTTGTGTCATGGCAGCACTCGTCACCACTCACCCGAAAAAAGGGGCTGGGCGGTCTGGGTGTCGAGTGTTTCCGAGATGTTAAGTTCTAGCTGCACCGCCCGGCGGCGGCGCCCCTCCGAGAAGGCTGCGAAATCATCGATCTGGCAGGTTGCCCCCTGTATTCTCTTCTCAGCCTCGGCGTGGTATCGGGGGTCCCCTTCCCATCCCAGGAAGCCCCGAGCCCATCGCTTACAGGCAACACCCGTAGTGCCAGAGCCAGCGAAGGGGTCGCAGATGATCTCGCCTGGATCGGAGAAGTCCTTGACGAGCTGCTCCATCAGCCGAAGCGGTTTCTGGGTCGCGTGGACCCTGCGGACACCGGGCTCCTTGGAAGGATACGTCCAGACGTTTGGACGGCCGCGACCGTTCCAACGCTTCCTGCCGGCGAGGTGGGCGATCTCGATCGACTCGACCGCGGTGCCGGGGCGGTCGCCAGAGAGCTGGGGCATGGGATCGAGCTTGACCCAGTGGCCTACTCGCACATGCTTCAGGCCCCACCTCGCGAGCGCGTCGCGCCAGAGGTGGGTGCTCTCGTCGTCGCAGAAGATCAGAACCCAGCGTCTCACCAACCGTGCAATCTGTCGGGAGAGCGCGTCGATCGTGTCGAGCGTGATGTGGCCGAAGTCGATGACGGCTTCCGAGCGCGCGTCGCTATGGTGGGGGTTGCGCCGCGTATACTCAGCCCAGTGGTTACCGTGAACGTGCTGTGAATAGGGAGGGTCCAGAATGAAGTGGTCGATCGAATGGTCAGGAAGGGAAAGGAGGCCGTCGCTGCAAAGACAGTCGCCCAGGAAGAGCTTCACCTCGGGGGGCTTGATGGTGTCCATGGCGTGTGCTTGTGGAAGCTAATGCTTCCGCGCACGCAGTTGTCAAGCGCCCCAGGCAGGGAGTCCAAATGCCGAACCGAGTGACAAAGGTGCCGGCCGGCGGTGCCGGCAGACAAGCCGTGATTGATCTAGAGACACGGGAGCGGATCGTCGCCCACCTTCGCCAGCAGATGGAGCTGCGACAGGTGGCCTCAATCCGCCAGATGGCCGAGAAGCTGGGTCTCTCGCACACCTATCTGATTCGGACTTTGAGCGGTGTGCAGACCGGCGGGTTGGAACTGGTGATCAGAATGCACCGGGTACTTCACATCTCGTCGGACGTTCTCTTGGACGAAAACCCGCCGCAGAAATACTTCGAGAAGGAAAGTCAGAAGAACGGTCGTTGAAGCAGGGCAGTAGCAGGGTGCGCCCCCCGGCCACCCTTCTGTGAAGCGTGGAAGCACTTGACACCGGGTAGACGGGACCGCACGATGCCCGCCGAGGGGCAGAGGAACCCAATGGCGACCCGGAAGAACGGAAAGACGAAGACCATCACCATCACCGCGCGTTTCGCACGCAATGTGTGCAAGCTGCGCAAGCAGAAGAATCTCAGCCAGTCGAGCTTCGGCAAGCGGATCGGGTGCTCGACCTCCTACGTCTCGATGATGGAGCGCAACCTCCGCGCTCCGACGCTGGAGAGGCTGGAGCAGATCGCGAAGGGCCTGCGCGTCAAGCCGGCCGCCCTGATCGGCTAACGGGACCGAGGGCCGGTGAAGGCCGCCGGCCTCAACCCTTGCCCAGCGTGGAAGCAATGAATTCCATCGTCGCGTTTCTGGATGACGCGCAGGAAAAGCTCCTGCGCTCAGAGATTCATCAGCCGGCGGTCCACACGACGCGGGCGTCGGAGATCGGGCGCGAGTGCGAGCGGTACCTCTTTTATGAGCGCACGGCGTCGGAGACGAAGGTTCTCCACGGCCCGGATCTCCAGGCCATCTTCGAGCTGGGAAAGGAGCTGGAGAAGTACGTGCTCCGCCGGCTGGAGAACATGGGCTGCGAGGTAGTGCAGAAGGCCCGCGACTGGCACGAGCGCGAGCTGGAATTCACCGGGCACGTCGATGCCCGGATCGGTCACCGGGACTGGTCTCGCCCCGCGGGCGTGGCCTCCGAGATCAAGGGTCTCAATCCGTACTGGTGGGATTCGATCAGGTCCGCGGACGATCTGAAGAATCACAAGGCCGCGCCGGTTCGCCGGTACTACGCCCAGGTGCAGTCGTACCTCTGGTTCGAGGGCGAGGATCTGGGCCTCCTCATCGCGCTCAACAAGCTCACGGGGAAGCTGAAGTTCGTGGAAATACCGCGGGACGAGGAGTTCATCACCTCGATCCTGGCGAAGGTCGCCCGGATCCGTGACGCGGTGAAGACCGGCGAGCCGCCCGAGCGGTTCATCTCCGAGCAGTGCGACCGCTGCCCCCATGTCGCGACGTGCGCCCCGGACCGGAGCTTCGGGCCGGGCCTGTCGGTGGTGGACGACCCGGAGCTGATCAACCTCGTCAATCGTCGCGCCGAGCTGGCGCCCGCGGTGAAGGAGTACGCGGAGATTGACGACAGGCTGAAGCACAGCCTGCCGGAAGCGTCCGAGATCCTCCTCGGGGACTTCGTGGTCCTCGGCAAGGAGCGGACGCGCGAGGGCTACACGGTGAAGGCAACCCGCTGGTTCGAGCGCCGGTTCAAGCGCGTGAAGAAGGAGGGGTGATGGCCGACGTGATGTTTTTCCTCTGCTCCACTTCGCGCGGAGCCACGTCCAGCAAGATCCGCAAGGCCCGCACGATGAAGCCGACCGATCACGCCGGCGCGACGGTGAAGGCCGGATTCGTGAAGGGCCACGTCAAGCTGTACCGGAAGCACGGAAAGAAGCCGTCGAAGAACAAGAAGTCCCGGGGCGGCGTGAACGTCGCCTCTCTCACGAAGAGGACCAAGCGATGAAGAGCAAGGTGGTGGTGGACACGCCGCAGATCACCCAGGGTGTGTACGTGCCGGAAGCGAGCGACGTTCCGGCCATCCTCTCGGAGGCGGAAGAGAAGGCGACCCATCTGATCCCGGAGCTGGGGACGACGATGACCGCGGCGCTGGCGACCCAGGACGAGCGCGGGCGAATCGTGACGAGCTTCGCGTACATCGTGGCGCTGGCCGCGCTCGCCAACGTCAACCTCTCCTTCCAGTGCAAGGCGGTGCAGGAGGCGCTCCACGAACTCGTCCATCGGCACTCGACCAGCCTGCGCCAGTTCTTCTTCGAGAACGGGGTGCGCGATGCCGACGTGCTCATGGAGAAGCACGGCGCGGATCTGATGGGAGGAAACCAGTGACCGAGAAGACCGAGATTCAGGCGGTGGACGCGGAGATCGTCCCCGTGGGAAGCGAATCGAGGAGCGTGGAGGACATGCTCGCGCTCCTCGAAAAGCGGTCCGCCGTCCTCGGCCGGATCCTAAACGTGGCGATCGCGGCGACGACTCCGGAGCAGTGGGTCGATCAGCAAGGAAAGCCGTTTCCGACCGCCGCCGCCGCCGAGGTGATGGCCCGCCGCTGCCTGGTGTCCGTGAAGGCGATCCGGTGGGAGAAGACGGAGAGCCATGACGACGCCGGTTCGTACTACCTCTACAGCTACACCGGCGACTTCTCGCTTCCGGGCGGCCACGACACGATCCAGGCCGTCGGGACGTGCAGCTCCCGCGACCAGTTCCTCGGGACCGAGACGAGCAAGGGGCGCGCGCTCTCCGCGGTGGATGAGGGCAATATCAAAAAGGCCGCCTACTCCAACATGATGGTGAACGGCGTCACCCGTCTTCTCGGAGTGCGCAATCTCACCTGGGAGCGGCTGAAGGAACTCGGCATCGACCAGGGGAAGGTCGCGAAGGTCGAGTACCGCGGCGGCGCCCAGGGCGGAAACGCCCGCGCCGGCGAGGACCCCGAGATCAAGTTCGGCTCGGGGAAGGGAAAGAAGCTCTCGCAGCTCACCGACGACGAGCTGCGTTCGCAGGCCGAGATGGCCGAGCGGAACGTGCAGAAGGAGGATCCGAAGTGGCACAAGGCGAACGTGGCGTTCCAGCAGAAGGTGACGGCCGAGATCGCCCGGCGTGCTTCGAGCGGTGCTGCGGCGAGTGCTACACCATCTGGAAGTCCAGCGACGGGCTCAAACCCAACTGCGTCTGCCGCCTCCTCGGATGCGAGCGTGTACGACCGCCTGAAGGATCTGGCGCTCGCAATGAAGGTGGACCTGATCGCGCTCCATGACTCGATCAAGCGGGCCACCGGGAAGACCAAGGCCCGCGATCTGGTGGAGGCCGACTTCGCGAAGGTGAAGGCGGACCTCGAAGCCGGCGAGAAGGAACTCCAGGGGGCCTTCAAATGATCAGCGCGGAGCCGGGGTGGCGGGACCGTGAGGTCCCTCCCGAAGCGAAGAACATGGTCGCGGACGTGGCGAACGCCTTCGCCCAGATCGTGAACGAGGTGATGCACTTCGCCTCCGAGCAACCCGACGGCGGACCTGGCGGTCACACGATCGCGCTCATCTGCATGGCGGCCTGCGAGATGGTCACCGGGATCCTCGTGGAGCACTACGTCAAGCCCGAGGCGATCGATGAGGTGCGGGCCATCGCACGGCACATCTACGAAGAGACGAAGAAGGGCGTCACCGTGACGGCCAAGCAGATCGAGGACAGGCCGTCGCTGCCCAACTAGGGCTTCGGATTGACACCTGACCGGCGGTGAACACGATGGACAGGCGCCTGAAGCCGTCCGAGCTGGCCGACTTGTGGGGGGTGGACGTTTCCACCGTCTACAAGCTCGTCCGCTCGGGCGCGCTTCGCGCCGTGAAAATCGGGGCAAGTCTGCGCATCCCAGAGGAGGCGGTGCGCGATTACGAAGGGAGAAAGGGATGCCTCGCAAATGGAGCGGAGGAGAAATCGGACCAACTGGCAAGTTCTACATCCGGCGGCGGATCAACGGGCGCCGCTTTCACGTCTCTACCGGCTGCACCACGCGCGAAGGCGCAAGGGCAGCTCTCGCCGTCTTCGAGCAGGATCCCGAGGCGTTCCTTCGCGGAATTCGCCCGGCGGCTGACACAAGCGGCACCGACTTCGAGAAGTGCGTCGAGAAGTACCTCGAATACTCGGCCGGGGTGAAGGGCAACTCCGCCGTCCACGTCTGTTCCCAGGGCAGCTATTTCGACAACTGGAAACAGTACCTCACCGAAAAGCAGCTCCCTCTCGACATCCGGTATCTCAACCCGGAGACGGTGGACGGCTTCATCGCCTGGCGCCGCGCCGGCGGCGTGAAGCGATTCAAGAAGGACGGCACGCCGAAGCCGCCGAAGCCGGTCGGGCCGGACGCGATCGCCCTAGACGTGGTGGCGATCAAGGCCCTCCTGAAGTGGGCGACCCGCCCCGGGATGGCGAAGCTCGCGGAGAACCCGCTCCGAGACTACCCGGTGCCGAAGCGGCCGAAGGACACCGGCAAGGTGAAGACCTTCCCGGTGGAGTGGTGGACGGGGGTCATCCGGCCCCGGCTGCCGCTGGAGCTTCAGGAGATCGGGGACGTGCTCCTGGGCTCCCAGATGCGCTGGTCCTCGCTCGCCCGGCTGGCGCTGGACGACATCGACACCCAGACGAAGGTGATCCACCTCCTGAAGACGAAGGGCCGGCACGGGATCGACGTGGCGGTTTCCGACGCCGTGGTTCTGGCGGCGCGGAACGTCGTGGTGCGCGGCGTGCCGAAGAAGTCCGGCGGCTTCGACCGGGCGCTCCGGGAAGCCGCCAAGGACGCCGAGGTGGACTACTTCTCGGCCCACTGCTTCAGGCACACGGGCGCCTCGCTCATGCTGAAGAAGGGCGAGGATCTGAAGGCGATCCAGGCCCGCCTCGGCCACGCCGACCTTCAGACGACGCAGCGGTACTGCCACCGGATCACGGGCGGCGGTGAAAAGACATGGCGTGGACCCATCTGAAGATCGGAAGGCGGGAGGCGGCGAAGTCGGTGGCCGCGAAGGTGAAGTCGAAGAGGATCGTGTTCGAGCCAGCCGAAGTGGGCGACCTCGAACCTCCGATCCTCTTCGATTTTGCTGACGCGGACGCTGGGCCCTCGTCCGCCGAACTCACTTCAGCGATCTCGGAAGTTCTCGCAGAACTCGAGAACCTCCACGCGCGGTGTAGGAAGAAAAGCTGCGCATTGTGCCCGCGGGTTTATCGCCTGCGGTACTACGCGCGTCTCCTGTCAGAGGGGCAGAGAGAGGTGCAAGATGAAGAAGATGATCGCATTGCTCGCGATGGCGTTCTTCGCGGCGTGTGGAGGAAGCGAAGCTGACCCCGCAGATCCGCCCGTGACAATCAGCGGAGCCTGGAGGATCGACGCGGGTGGATGTTTGGGCTACATGACGCTGGATCACGGCGTCGGCCCGTGGGGAGGATCCTGGGTCTGCACACCGGGCGGAGACACCGATCTGTCGCTCACCTGGGCCGGCTACGTCGCGAGCTGGGGGTGCGAGGCAGACGGGACGGCGACCCTGGATATGATGGTGTTCAGGGTCACCGGGAAGTGTGACGGGAACCGGATCGCTGGAACCGCTTCAAGCGAGTGGCTGGGCTGGATCGACGGAAAGCCCTTTGTCGCCACCTTGGTCCCCAGATAGAATCGTCGGGCCGGAAGACCTCCTGACCCAACGAACGACCGGAGAGCGGCTCCGAGCAGGGGCCCGCTCTCCGCGTCTTCACGGAGATTGACGGCGGCGGAGGAAGGTCAGGTAGTCAGCGCCCTGCTCTGGATCCCAGAACATCTGGATGAGGCCGGGGTGCTCTTGTGGAAGGGAGGGATCGATCACGGCGAGCGCGCACGGGCTGATGTGCTGGTCCCGGAATCCGCGCTCGCGCTGGTATCGGTCGTACCGTTTGTACGACGCGATCTGGACGCCATGGCAGACGATGCCGCTGTCCGGGTCGCGCAGGATTCCGTAGCCGGAAGTGTGCTTGTGCCCGCACGTAGAGAGATGGTCGCGGGTGCCGAACTCGATGGCCTTCATTACGCCGTGCGCCGGGTTGTATTGCGAGTGACCGATGAAGTCGTGTCGGCAGTTCACCCGGACCTCGGCGGCGTTCGCGAAACGCAGCGCGATGCGAACCTCGCTGGCCTGGTAGAGCGCGTCTACCGCGCGAGCGATCCACTTCAGCGGGTCGCCGTCGCCGCTCCAGACATCGTGGTTCCCACCGACGAGGAAGAGCCACTTCATCACCTCTCGGATGAACCACTCCCCGAGCTGCCACGACTGTTCGGCGCTCGTCCCTTGCTGGCCCCAGAGCCGAGCGAGCCGGCCGGTCCAGTTGTTCGTGGTGTCCCCGACGTTCGCGCCGTAGAGGCCGGGGGTCTCGCGGACGAGCCGGGCGTGGGTTTGGAGTAGCTCCAAATCCGTCCCGTCGTCATCGACGTGCGGGTCCCCGAAGAAGAGAATGCCGGTGGGCAGCGAAGAGGGGACCTGAACCGGGATCAGCCGGCGAGCCTCTTCGTGCTCGCGCCGGCGGCGGTACTCCTTGATCCGGTGCTCGACCAGCTCCTCCGTCGAGAGGCCCGGGGGCGGCGGGGCCTGGATGGTGAGTGGCGGGGACTCGTCGGCCGCGTCCTCGCGCAGCCTGTCGATCCGAGTGAGGAGCGACGATCCGTAAGAGAGGCCGGTGAGGCGCGAAATCTGACGCGGGCTCCATCCGGCCGATTCTGCTACTGCGCGCAGCTCTTCGTCGGAGACGGTTTTCCTCATGCCTCACCAGTCCACGCGCAGGCCACCCATCGCGCCCACGCCCTTCGTGTTCGCCCAGGCTTCTCCGAAGACGCTCCAGTGCTGATCGAAGCGATGGAGCGCGCCGGCGTAGAGGTTCCAGCCGCTCCATCTGTCCCACCGGACGCCCAGCTCCGCCCAGCCGCGGCCGGGGTCGGTGGCCTTCACCTTCTCGGTCCAGAAATCGAGCTGCTCGCGCAGGGCGAGCGTCGGTTCCGGAACGGGCGCCGGGGGGAGGGCCCCCTCGTCCATTACTTCTGGACGGGGGGCGTCTGAGGGACCGAGCCGTTGTCCGGAATCGCGGCGTCCACCGCGTCAGCGACCTTGTGCGCGACGGTGTTCTCGGGGAGGGCGCCCGCGGCCATCTTCGCGAGCTTGTCGATCAGGAGGGCCTGGGTGGTGGTCTTCCCGTCGGTCTTCACGTCGAGGTGCCACTGCTTGAAGAGGAAGCCGAAGGCGAGAGCGAGGATTGATCCGACGACGACGTAGACCTCGTTCTCCGGGAGCCCGGTCTTCTTGCCGAGGAAGACGGTGAGCAGTACCGAGAAAACCGCCGCGAAGATGTTCGCGAGTGACTTCGAGCCGAGGCCCTCCACGAAACCGCGGAAGAGATTGCCGATCATGTATTTTTCCCAGGGTAGAGATCGGGCGCGAGGCCGCGGAATGCGTCCGCGAGCCCGAAGATCCATCGGGAGTAGTTCTTCCCGGTGGTCACGGCGTCGGGGTCGCCGCGATGTGGTCGGCCGGTGATGACCTCGTGGTACACACGGCCGAAACCTGCGTTGTAGGAGGCGTAGACCGCGCGCTCCAGCTCGTCGCCGCGCAGGGAGAGCGCGCTCCGCCCGAAGGCGAGTCGGTTCTCCCGGAGTAGATCGCAGGCGTAGAGCACTTGCTTCAGTGGATCCTTGGCATGTGCGGAGTCGATGAAGGGCCGATGCCAGCGCCGGTCGATCTGGCAGAGGCCGAAGGCGTGCGGCGTGATGGGTCCGAGCGGTCCGTCAGGATCGTCTCCCCAGCCGTCCCAGCTTCCCTTTGGCCGGTATCCGGGTGCCCACCCGCACCACGACTCGCGGTAGAGGAGGCCGGAAAGGCGATACGGATCCTCGCCGGTGATCGTTGCGGCCTCCCTGATCACCGGGGCCACAAGGCGAACTCTTCCGATCCTCGTCCCTGGATCCTGGGTCGCAATGATCGGGCTGTAGCTGCTCACGGCGTCTCACTTGCGGACTGCTTCCTCGATGTGTTCGAGGCGTTGATTCGTCTGCACCAGAACCTTCTCGATGTTGTGGAGGCGCTCTACGAGGACGCCGAGCTTTAGGTCGATCCGGTCATCGATCAGCTCGGTGGCCGCCCAGGTGGAGAAGGCGAGCCCGAGCAGGATGACCGGCCACCATCTCAGGATGAGCTTCCCCACGGTGACACTCGCTTCCACTCAGGGCACGCAAACGACGACCCTCGTCGTCCACGCCGCCAGGTGGGTCATCATGATCCCGACGGCCATTCCGCCGAGGACTGCGAGGAACGGATGGCGGGCCAGGAACTTGCCGATCCATGAGGACGCGGTGATCGAGAGGTTCTCCCCGCGGCGCAGCCGCACCACGTCCCAGATCCCGTATACGAGCCAGGTGGCGAGGGAGAGAGCGAAGCCCGTCACGACCACCGCGCCGGCGATCCACTCCGTGTTCATCACTGCCCTCCGAGCGCGCGCCAGATGGCCCAATCCAGCTCATCGTGAGTATCCGGCGCCATGGCGGGGATGCCCAGCTCCGCCCCGGTCCCGAAGCGACTCATGGCGCGGCCGGCGGAGCCCATCTTCGAGCCCATGCTCTCCGGGATCGCCAGGTTCTCCGGGGCCGGAAGTCGGACCGAAACCGGCACGCCAGGAAGCTTGATGTAGAAACGGTCCATCCCTTTTCCGAGCGGGATGGACGGAGGGGGCGGTTGCGGAGGAGCCGGAAAGTGCTTCGTGAACGGAATCTCCCGGGTTTCCACGATGGGATTCCCGCGGGCATCCAGAAGGCCCGTGTTGTGCTCCACCATCCGGATTCCGGTCTCGGGAGGAGGCGCCGGAATCGGCGGCGGAGTTTCGCCCTTCTGGAGGAGCCGGCCGATCCCGCGCGAGATCCCACCGACGGCCTTGCCCACGCCGACACCCACGGCCGTCTCCGTGGCGCCACCGGCGCCCGCGCGCGCGGCCTGGTCCGCGGAGGCGAAGGTGTCTCCCGGGTCGTCAGGCGAGGCGGAGAGAGCCCCTCGCAGCCCGCCGGCGCCGATCATGCCCAGGCCGCCGGCGACCTTCTGCCCCGCGCCCATCGGAAGCATGGCGCCCGTCGTGCTCGCGACGAACTGGCCTCCGGGATGGTCTGCCGCGAATCCGGCCGCCAGTCGCCGGCGCCGCTCCATGGCGGCGCGGTAGGCCACCTCGAAGGGGACGCCCTCCTCCATTATGGCGTCCTTCGCGGAGAGCGCGGCGTCACCGACGTTCCCGAGGGCGGAGTGGAACGTCGCCTCCTTCATCGGGTCGTAGTACGGGTCCCGCGGGCCGACGTTGACCTCGCGCTGCCGCATGAGCGAGGGATCGGCCGGACCCATCGTGGCGGCGCCGGGGGGCGGCGTCCACGAGGACTCCTGCGACCCGGACGGGAGAATCTCGGCCTCCCTGGGGAGGCGGGAGAGCCGCGGGTCGTCCGCGGGGACCTCGAAGACCCGGCCCTGGAGCCGGAAGCGGACGGTCGAGGATCCCGGCTCGCGCGGCGGGGGAAGCGAATGCACTCCGAGATTGGGAAGGTCGGGCATCACTGCACCTCGAATCCGGAGAACTCCGAGAGCGCCTCACCGATACTCATCGGAGAGCTGGGGGCGTCGGAACGCATGAGGCTGGAATCCCGGCCGCTGTATTCGACGCCGCGAACCATGGAGTCGCGCCACTCGCCCACGATTCCCTTCATCGCCTGGAGCTTGGTGTCGAAGGCGGCGCCCGACTCCCAGATGTTCACCATCTGATCCTTCAGCCGTTCGAGGTAGCGATCGGAGAAGGTCGTTCCGGCGAGGCGGAGGATCATCGTGTTGAGCTGCTGCTCGACGTAGGTCTTCGTGTCGAGCGCCTTCTTGTCGAGCCCGACGCCGGTGAGGCGCGCGATCTTGCTCGTCCGAATGCCGGCCGCGATCCCGGTAGAGTTGGGGCTCGCCTTCACCTTCGACTCGATGTCGTCCAGCATCTTCGCGGCGAGGTCGAGGTTCGCCACGTCGGCGCCCTGCTTCGGCGTCGGCCGCATGTCCCGCGGGCGGGCCATCGGCGGCTTCGTGGCGCTCGCCCACTTCGCGTCCGCGGCGAGCTGCGCGATCTTGTTGCGGCGCTCGACCTCCTTCTCCGCGATCCCCTGGATCTCGCCGGCCGCGCCCTGGTACTGGGCCTGGAGCTGATCGTAGGGCGAGATGTCCGGCGGGCCGAACTGGCCGGGAGCGAGCGGCGGTGCCTCGTGGCTGGCGCCCGGCATTCCCTTCACGGCGGCGAGCGCGCGGGCGCGCGCGTTCATCGAGAGGTCGTTGATTAGCGGGTCCTGTGGATCGATCGGCTTCATCAGATCGCCCACCCGCCGCTGTTCCGCTTGCGCGCGGTAGTTCTCCATCTGCGCGGAGTGCAGCTCGGCCTGTTGGCGCGCTTGCTGCGCGAGCCGCTCTTCCGCCATTTTGCGGATCGCAAACTCCTCCTCGCGCATCTTCATTTGGAATTCATCCATGGTCTTCTGCCGCCGGTACTGATTGGCGGCCTGGAAGCCCTGGAAGAATCCGGGGGCGGCGTAGGCGAGCGCGTCAGCGAGGAACTCAGGCATGGCTCACATGTACCCGTAGGTGCCGAAGTAGTCGGGGGCGGTGTTCATGTCGAGGCCGCCCCACATGTCGCCCAGCGATCCGCCGAGCTTTCCGCCAGCCATGGCGCCGGGCGGGCCGCCGAACATGCCGCCGACGACGGCGCCGCCGATCTGGCCGAGGCCACCCCACATCGCGGCGTTCTTCTGCTCCTTCTGCGCGGCGAGCGCCGCCTCGATCTGCTTCTGCGAGAGCTGCGCGCGGAGGTAGGCCATCTGAGGATCGAGGCTCGCCCCCTCGGCGGAGAGCTGATCGAGGAGCGCCTGGCGCTTGGCGCTGTAAACGTCGGACTTCTCCTGCGTGGCGGCGCGGATCGCCTTCAGTCGGGCCTGGGACTTCGCGCCCATCCGTTCACCGGAGAGCGCGGCCTGCCCCGCCATCTGCGCGCCGACCGGAATACCCGCGGCGCCCTTCCTCGCCATCCCCTGCGACGCCTGGAAGTAGCTCTGATCGATGGGCGCCTCCGCCTCCTGGGTGTAGCGCGCGGCGACGGTCGGATCGTACCCGCCCGCCTCGCCGCTCAGATTCCGCAGCTCCGCCGCGCGTCGGCGGCTCGCCTCACGGAAGTAGTTCACGTCCGATTCGGTCTGTCCCATCGCGGGGACATTGGCGTTGACACCGCTCGTGCCGCCGCCTCCACCGCCGAATCCCTTGACGGCCTTCTCGGCCACGTTCGTCCAGCCGACGCCGGCGAGGGAGAGGGGGTCAACCGCGGCGCGGGCGATCTTCGAGAACCAGCTCATGTCAGAACCCCATCCTGCGGACCAGATCCAGAATCCGCTGACGCTGATCGGTGTTGGTGCTCATCGCGCCGCCGCCTGCGCCCGGCGGGACACGACCAGCTCCCATCGCGCGATAGAACGGGCGTGCCTCCTGCGCCCGCATCGCCGCGTCACCGAAGAAGTCTCCCATCCCGCCGACCCCGGGCCGTAGCTGCGAGGCGAAGGCCGACCCCTCTCCACCGGCACGGAAGGAACTCTGCACCATCGGATTGAGGGCCGCGTTCGCGCGCGAGAGAGAAGCGGCCAGCGTCTCCGCTGGCGGGCGGTTGACGCGCACCGCTGGCGTGGCCGGTGTCTTCGTGGTCCGCCTCTGTGGCGCCGCGCCGATTCCATCTTCGTCCAGCCGCATCATGGTCAGAACCTCATTCCATTCAGGAGGGCGAGCACGCGCTGCCACTGCGGCTGTGCCGGTGCCGACGCGCCGGCGGTCGCCGCCTGGGAGACGGAGCCGAGCTGGCCCACGCCCGAGGATGGCATCGCGGTCCCCGGCTGGCCGCGCGGTCCGGGCGCCGGCGCGACGGAGAACTGGGACGGACCCGCGCCGGCGAGACCCGGGGCGCGGCGCCGAAGACCGGCCACGCCGGCGGGCCCCGGCGTGCCGCCACCCTCCGCGCCAGGAAGACCAGGCAGGGTGCCCGACCCGCCGTCGTTCATGGGCGGAGAGAAGGGAGGGGCGCCCGGATCTCGCTGGGGCCGCGGAGCCGCCGGGCCCGGCGGCGGAAGCGGGCGCGCGTCACGAAGGAGCTGCACGTCCGGGGGAACCGGAGAAGCCGGCCCCTCGCCCGGCGGTAGCGGCGGCGGCGGAAGCTGACCGACCGGCGCGCCGGCGCCGGCGAGCGCCCCTCCGTCTACGGCGCTGCCGGACTCGTTCCTGGGGCTGCCTCGGATGTTTCGAGCCACGTCCTTACCTCACATGAGCAGAGGTGAGCCAAATGGTGCCGACGAAATCCTTGGCGACACCCGAAGTGATCGCCAGCTCCAGCCTGAATGCGCCCTGCGGATCGATGGTGCTATTCAGGGGGAGGATCTGCTCGTTCGCGATGATAGACAGCGGATTGGCTGCCGCCCAGGTCTGACCGGCCGCATTCCCGAGCTGGACCTCGGGCAGTCCCGGAGCGGTATAGAAGAGCTTGGCCGTCCCGGAGCTGGGGCCCGTATTCCCGAAGCAAAGCGTCCACCGTAGGATGTAGGGCCAGAACTTCGGGCTGATCACGTCGCCGGCGAAGGGCATCGACGCGCGAGCCGACACGGTGCCGGTGGGGTTTGCGAGGCGGATCTGCACCGGGTAGCAGGAGAAGTGGCTCGAGATATTCGCGTTCGTAATTCCGGCGTGAAGAGCAAAGTTGCGTTGGTCGAGCTTGCCAAAATCGACGCTGAGAACTCCGTCCGTGTAAACCTGCCCTCCGATCTTCTGGATGATCTCCCGGTACAGGGCTTCCGTGTCCGACTTCGAGAAAGTCGGCTGGGCGAAGAGGCGCTTGGGGATCCGGACGAAGGCCATGGGTCAGGACGTGTGAAGGGCGGTGCAGAAGAGCGTGACGCGGACTGGGTGATTCGCGCCGGCGTCGAAGGTGAGGGCGTGGGTCAGGTGGAGGAGGTCGCCGGCGCGGAGCTGGAGCCGCACCGCAACGCCGGTCATCTGGTTCAGCGAGGAGCACGGGGGGGCCGCGATCGAGACGATCGTGACGCCGTTGACGTAGAAGGTGACGGTCCCGCCGGTGATCTTCGCAGCGTCGCCGTCGTTGACGATCCCGGCCGCCACCACCTCACAGTCGTATGGGACCGGGCCACAGATGAGGCCGGCGGCGTCCGCCTCGTCGCTCGCCTCCATCGTGAAGACGGACCTCTGCTCGGCGCGCTGGGATAGTCGGAAGCCGGCGGAATGCGTTGTGTCGAGGTTGTCGAGCGAGAGCCCACCGTTGAAGATGTCGTACTCATTCACGGCGCCCGGGGCGCGGCCACCGACCACTTGAGCGATCAGTCGGTGAACCAGATTGAAGTCCGCGTAGCTTGGGCTCGCCTGGGAGTAGAAGTTCGGTGGGTTTGAGATCAGCGCCATAACTCAGACCACCCGCCAGGCGGAGGAGAGGAAGAGGGTCACGCATCCGACCGGCAGGGAAGACGCGGCGGTGGGCCAGATGATCCGAAGTATGCTTCCCGCAGCAACGACCTCCGGAAGACGCGGCTGAATGAAGCCGATCAGGTATTGCGTCGCACCGATCAGGACCGGCAGCCCGCGCCTAGGCATGAGGTGCCGGTACAGGAGCGTCGAGCCTGAAGCGCCGCCCATGATGTCGAGCTGGCGCGTCTGCGCGAACGAGGTGTATTTCAGCGCGTAACCGACGCCGATGATCGAGGAGGCATATGGAATGACGCCAAAGATCGAGTTGGCGTTCAGCGATCCGTCAACCGTGTGCGCCGAGTTCACGAATGCCTTCAGCGCGTAGACGCCTCGGTTCTCCACGAACTGATCGACCGCGAATCCGGAGTCGGGTCCGAAGTTGTCGGCGGTCAGTCCACCGTTGAGCACTTCCGCGATGGACTGAGCGCACCGATCGATCTGCCGAGCGTCAATCGCCTCGGTCGGACGGAATCTGGGAAGGAAGAGGCCGGGCATTAGAGACTTCCCGCCGTCACGTTGTCGATCCAGCCGGTGCCGTCGCCGCCGATCTCGAAGACCGGGTATCCATTGGTCGCCAACCCATCGAACGCGGCGTTGGTTCCGTTGAACACCTCGGTCATCGTGGCGAAGGAGCTACCAATTAGGAGTCTAACGGTGACCCCCGTCCCGCCGTTCGCGACGGTTTGCCCGCGAACCTCCAGGCGCATGTATTCGCCACTCGTGTACCAAGTGGCGCTCTGAGCGGCCACTCCGCCCGGTCCGCCAAGCCGGGCATAGCCGTCGAGCGACTGGAAGCTAACATTGATCCCGCCGACCGGGTTCCAGGCGCTAGCGGCACCACGGAGGCGGAGGATGAAGTTGTTTCCGGCCACGAGGGGATGGTGAACCTGCGCCTGGATATACTGATCGGCACCCACCGTAAATCCGGTCAGCATCGCGTACCCGTCGGACGACGTGTTCGCGCTGCCGCGCACAGCCTTGTTGCCGAGGATATGCGCGAAGACGTAGCTAGCCGAAGTGGCCGGGTTGCTCCATGGAGCGGCGAGCACACCGTCGGGCCGATTGAAGTCGTCGGTGAAGGACGGAGGAGGAGGCGGAGCTGCCGAGGCAACCGCGACGCTGTTCACGGTCAGGGTTCCGGTAACCGCCCGGACGATCACACCGTGCAATCCCTTGGCGAGCGCCGGCCCGGTCCACGTCGTGCCGCCATCGGTGGTCGCGAGGGCCACGCCATCCACATAGACCTTGGACGTGCCAGTTCCGGTCGTACTGATTGTCACGGAGCTGCCGGCCAGGTCAGAGTCGGCGCGGAACAGATAGGCCAGCCAGTTGGTCTGCCCGTCCGCGGCACCGATCGAGGTGGTGAGCGTGTACCAGCCGGTCGTGTACCCCCACTCAAACGCCGTGGCGGTTCCAGGGATCGCCGTGCCGTATGTCGAGGCGACCGCGCGCTTCGGCACGGCAAGGATTTGATCGACGGCCGCGATCTTTGCGGAGTCGGCGCTGAAGACGTAGGGCCGCGCGCCGCCACCGATGAAGGGAAGGAACGACCACCGCTTGCTGCCGCCGAGCGCGTAATAGACGTGAAGGTCGCCGCCCATGTCCTCCCACATATTATTGTGCTCGATCATCACGTCGGTCATGTTCGGCACGGCCGGGCGCTTGATCTGGGAGGCGTCGTAGAAGACCTGATTCTCGGAGTTCTCTCCGGGTCCGCCTTCGTAGGCGATATGCTTGAGGCCAAACATCGGCGCGTAGCGCATCCCCGGGCGCACGCCCTCGTCTGCCCACGCGGAGACGACCATGTTTCCCGTGGTGAGAGCGGTGGTGGTGGTAGAGAGATCGGAGGCATGGAAGTACGGCGCGCCGCCGAGCGAGTAGAAGTAGTAGCTGGGCGGGTGCGGCTGGCCGTCGGCCGGCGCGGTGTAGGAGCTGCCGGTCGTCGCGGCGAGGGTCGGTCCGGTGCCGCTGGGCCAATAGTTCCCGTTGCCGTTGTTGTAGAAGTTGAACAGGAAGGCCGTCGCGTCGAAGAATCCTCCGCCGACCGCCTGGGTTGCAAGCGCGGGGCGGATTCTGGTCATCATCTGTGAGTCACCGAAGACCGAGCGGAAGATGTTGCTGATCTCCAGACCTTTGCGCGCAATGCGGCGCCAGTAGATCGACCGCTCGGTGTTCATGTTCCATGTGTTGCCAGTCGCGGACGGCGCGATTCCGGTGATGGTCGTTCCAGTGTCGATGTTGCACACCCAGTCGTATCCGAGATACGAGACCGAAGTGCCCCGCGAATAGGTGGCCGAAGGCGAGTAGGCGGGATGTCCGGCCTCCGCGGCGGTCGGAACGATCCCGTCGAAGTTCTCAGGGGTCGAACCGACATGATCGAGGATGGCCTGCTCGGTGAGATCCTGATTCCTTAGCGACTGTGTGAAGCCCCAGTTCCAGATTTCGTTCGAGTATTCGACGTACAGTTTGATGTTCGGATCGAGCGGCGGCCAGGTCGGCGTGCCAGCGGAACAAGTGCTCGTTCCCGTCACAACCCACGGATCCGTACCATTCGACCCGCACTTGGCAATGCGCGCGAGGTTGACGATGTATTGGTCGGAGGCGTCAAGCGGGATATTGATCCAGATACCTCGCTCGACCGTCGCCGCGTCGGAGAACACCTCGTTCGCGAAGGCGAAGATGTGCTCCCACGACACGCCGCGAGCATGGCCGTTCAGGTTCGCGCTCCCGAACTCGTTGCTCTGGGAAATCTTCGACGGCAGGATGCGGTCGGTCCAGGCGGTCTCCTGATTGCCGTTGGTATTGATAACGTCCATGAAACGCAGCACCGAGAACTTGCGCAGGATGGTCCCGTAGGTCGTCCATGACCCGTCGGTCTTCTTCAGCGCGAACGGACTGGTCCCCGGGAACGAGGTGGCGCTGCCGGGCTCCTCGGGGCGCCACAGGTGGATGTTCGTCACGCCCGTTCCTGGGGCGTCCGCGGGCAGCCGCTTCGTCCCCGAGAAGGAGAGCCGGAAGGTTGTGGTGGCCGACTGATCTGCGGCGATGGTCACCGTCGCCGTGGTCTTGTTGGTGGGAGAGTCGTAGACCTTGTTACTCACCGTGCAGGTGATCAGGCCGCACGAAACGTCCGCCGCTTGGCCGGTGAACTCAAGCCTGTAAGTACCGTGCAGCTCGGGAAGTCCGTAGACCAGACCCAGGAGGAAGTCGATCTTGGGCCATCCGTCCGCGTCCACCTTCAGCGGATCCAGATTGATGTCGTTGGCGCCCTGGTCCTGAACGGTGCGCGCCATCTTCACCGCGTCGGCGTAGAACCGCTCCGTGTTGTAGTCGTTCACGAACGAGAGGTTCATGCCGAGGCGCGCGACAGCCTGCGAGCCCTGCGGGACGATGGAGTAGGTGGCAGACGCGATCGGAGCGGAGGTCCAGTTCGTCTTGGTCGTGAGAACCTTGATCGTCTGGTTTGCGCTCACCGAGATCGGAGTGGTGTAGAGCGGGGACCCCGTGGTCGGGGTGGAGCCGTCCGTGGTGTAGTAGATCGAGACGCCAGGGGTGACGGAGGCGATGGTCACCGTCTGCGTGGTGAAGTAGGAGCCGGGCGGAGGCGAGAAAGTCGGAGGAACCGGGCGCAGCGCGAAGACCGCGGTGGTCACGGCGCTGTTGGTCAGCCCGGCCTTGACGGCGAGGGACTTGATCGTGCGGTTCTGGTCGATATTGAACGGGCCGGCGTATAGCGACGAGCCGGTGGTCGGCGTCGAGCCATCCAGGGTGTAGTAGATGGACGAGCCCGTGGTGGCGCTCGCAAGCGTGATCGCCATCGTGGTCGTCGCCAGCTCGAAGGTCCCTTCGGCCGGCGAAACCGTCGGAGCGATCGCGGTCTGCGGATAGGTGGAGATCGCGGTTTCGAGCGAGGTGATCCGGGCGAGGATGTCGGAGAGCCAGAGGTCGAGCGTCTTCGTCAGGGACGAAAGGGTGACCGTGCCCGAGGCCACGTTGCCGCTCACGTCGGCGCACTGGAGCGTTCCGTCCGGCGCGAATCCGGTCGAGAGCTGACCGCCGGGGCAAGAGAGCGAGGAGCCGGTGCCTCGCACCCCCCCGATCGTGCTCGCGGTCGCGGGCAGGCCCGTCCCGCCGGAATCACAGTCCGCCCAGGTGCTATCGACGCAGCAGTAGACGTGCCCGCTGGACAGGACGGCGCGCGGGCCCACGCAGTAGCCCGACGGGGTGGGACCGATCCAGACGTGAACGGGCGGCCCCTCGCTACTGGGCTTGGCGTCACCGCGGGCGACGCCGGCGCAGGACGAGAGCAGAAGCGCGGCGATAAGCTTCACGAGGACGAGATGACGGCGACCCATTCATAACTCCCAGCGGAATTGAGCAGACAGACGCGGACCTGATCGACGTTGGTGCCAGAACGGACGATGACGAATCGCCCGCGGTACTGCTTCGAGGCGGCCGGCGGGTTGACCGAGTAGACCGGGAGCGGATTCGCGCTCACCACGACGCCGCTCGGATCGATGGCGAAGTAGGTCCGCCATTCGGTCCCGTCCTGATGCTGAAAGAGAACGCAGACCGGCGAGTCGTTGGCAGGGTAGGGACCCTCCACCACGCGCCACTGGCGCCCGACGGCGGTTCCCTCCCTGCCATGACCGCGCTGCCGAGCGATGAGTTCCTCGATCAGGCCGCGCGTGAGCGGGGTCGTGTTCCCGAACAGGCTCATCGGCCCCCCGCGTCGGAGTTGTCGAGCATGAGGTCGCGGATCCCGCCTGGCGCCGCGAGCTTCTCGGTGTAGGCGCCGCCGCTCCAGATCCCGCCGGGCATCACGAGGGCGATCTGGAGGCGCCGGCCGCGCCCGCCGAAGGAGAACCGGAGCGCGTCCTCGCGGTTGTAGGCGTCGATGTCGGTGTCCCAGTTGCCAGGCGAGTCCCAGGTGTTCCGGGTCGTCCCGAGGGCGCGCTTCTGCACGTACTGATCGGTCGGGGTGAGCCCGTTCAACCGGCGGACGATCTCCTTCTCGAAGAGCATCCCGTCGCGGAGCGCGAAGCATTCGTACAGGGCGCCGTCCATCACGGTGCCGAGTCGCCATGTTCGCCAGTTGAGGACTTCTTCGCCCTTGCCGACCGTCTTCAGGAGCGCGTAGGCAGGGAAGACGAACCCATTGTCGTCGTATCCCGAGTTCTCCTGCCAGATTTCCCCGCTGGCATCGCCGGCGATGAGGATCTCTCGACCGTCGGCTGACACAACCTGCGCGACCGAGGTAACGTCGAGGGACTTCGAGAGCGAAGCCTTGCGGCTCTCGTCGTCAAAAACGTACCAGCCCGCAACGACGCGCCAGGTGCCCTCGGCGTAGTTGTAGACCAGGGCGATCCGGTTGCGGTCCATGCCGAGGATCGGCAGGTAGAGCCAATACTCGTTCTTGCTCCGGTCGTGCCCCGAAACCGCTTCCTCGATTCGCGTCCAGCGGACGAGGTGTTCGAGGATCCAGCGGACGGGACGCGAGACCTCGCGCGTGGCGGCGCCGTCGAAGACGAAGACGCCGTGGTGCGAGAGGAACATGAGCGACTCACCGATGCGCTGGATCGACTGAGGCGCGACACAACCGATGTCGCCTTCCGCCTGGCGAATGTAGGCGTCGTCGTAGACCCAGATTTCGCGGCGCGTGAGAACGACGTAGCGGTCCCCGATCACCGAGGCGCCCACGATCGCGTCGCCCTCGCGGCCGGGGATCGTCACCACCCCCGAGAGAGGCCACACGTTCGGACCGCCGACCGGAGCGTCCGGCGGGATGGTCGAGAAGTCGGTGTCGTCCAGGGAGGCGTAGAAGGAGAGCGGCGCGTCGGGATCGCCCGCGACCATGAGCTTCCCGCGGTAACGCGTCAGGAACCGGCCGCTCGGGGTGGACGTGAGATAGCTCCGCGCGCCGAGCACTCCGCGGGCGGCATCCATCCCCTGGTACGCCTCCAGCGCGGCGCAGTTCTCGCCGTCGAACCGGAAGATCCGGCCTGTGCTGGTGGAGGCGATCAGCCATCCATTGAAGACCGCGAAGGAGGCCGGGAATCCCGGCTGCGCGTACTTCAGGCTATTCGGGAGCCGGAAGGGCTTGTAGCGGGACCGCGCCAGGTCCACCGTAACGAACCGAGTCTCGCCTGGCTTGGCGAAGAAGGCGTCGTGGGAGCCGGGGAAGTCGAGCTGGGCCACGAGCATCCGGGAACCCGCCGGCGAGACGAATTCCGTCATCGCGCCGATCGCGCACCGCGCGTCCTGCTCCAGGGCGGAACCAGCGGCGGAGATCAGGGACCCAGAAACCTCGTTGGCGGTGGCATTCGAGGTGATGGTCGAGGCGGTGACCTTCACCCAGTAGAGGTCGTCATCGAACAGCGGGCTCCCGTCCGGCAGAGCTGCGCCGGCGGGGTAGCCGACGTTCCAGGGCGTCGCCCCGTACCACTCGCTCACCGGCCAGGAGACCTTGCCGGACTGGGCCATCGTCTTCCCGCCGACCGACGTTCCGTCCACCACCGAGGCGACCGGGCGAAAGGCGCCCACGCCTCCGCCGGCACGGGAGAAGACGGAGACTTGGATATTGGCGACGACGGTGTTGAACGAAACGAGAGTGAAGTTCAGCGCGCAGACACGGAACGGGAAACCCAGGTAGAGGGCCCCGCCAAACTGAAAGCAGAGCGTCTCAGCGGAGGACGCCTGACCATCCCGCAGGTATTCCTCGGCCGGCAGGACCGTAGTGCCGTCGTAGAGGTGGTAGGCGGTCGGCTGGATCGTGTCGATCGCGGAAATTCGCGAGCGGCCCGAGCGACGCTGAATCCTTCCGCCTGTGAATTCGACGTTGAGAGAATCCTCAACCTCGTTGTCCTGAAGGCGAACACGATCGTCGTTGTGGCCGCGCCAGGGGCCACTCAGGACAACCGGCTGATCTCCAGAACGAGAGGGCATCTGTTACTCGTAAGGTTCGTAGTGAGCCTTCCGGGCGCCCTGGCCGTGGCGCTTGCGGATCGTGTCGTTAAAGGAGGCTTCGAGCCGGTCGCGGAGCGCGGTGACATTCACCGCTCCGAGCGCGAGCGCAGCCTCGGCCGCGATGAGGGTGTGCAGGGACGAGAGGGCGATGTGCCCACCCAGCGCCTCCAGATTGTCGGTCCAGCTCTCCAGATTCGGGACGTAGAAGATCCGGAGCTTCACGTCGCGCGACGGCTTCGGGACTAGGTACAGCTCCTCGGACGTGGTGGAGTTGCCCTTCAGCGTGAACCACGCACCGGGGTCCTGGGAGGACGCGACGATTGACGGCAGCTCGAATTCCGCCCGGTCGTTCACGTAGATCGGGTCGAGCGGGACTCGGTTGCCGAGCGCCGTGAACAACTCCACCCGGACGAGCCTGTAGAGACCGGCCGTGCAGAGCGGCTCAAGGTCGTATTTCCCGTCCGCGTTGACCACCACGGTCACGTCGGTCCATACCGTGAACATGGTCTGCGCGGCCTTCACAGCGCGGAGCCAGAGGCTCTTGTTGATCCCGTCGAGGAGGAGATCGAGCGTTCCCTGATCCACGTCCGCATTCTTCGCGACGGAGAAGAGTATCTTGCGGGTGAGGAGCCGGATCTGGGCGAGCGTCACTGGCCGCCTCCGAACTGGTCAGCCATGAGCTGATCGAGGTACTGGAAGAAGGCGTCCCATGGTGTCTGCGCGCGCTCGTCCTTGTGGTAGATGAGCTTCGTCGCCAGGATCGCGATCTTGTCGTGGTGCTCCGCGAGCGCGCCGCCCCAGGGAATGTCGGAGCCCGACGCCATGTCCGCCGGCGTCCGGATGAAGGTGAACTCCGCGGTGAAGACCGGGTAGTTGTAGAAGGGGACGAAGCGGACGGTCGTGCCCTCCACGAACCACCGCTGCGGAACCGGGGTCGCGGGCGCGGGCTCGAAGGCGATCGCGTCGGCTGGGTTCTTCAGGATCGGCAGCGGCACCTTGTTCGTGCCGTATCGGACTGCCACCACCTTGTAGATGGGTTGGCCCGAGGTCGCGATCGCGGAGAAGGCCGTGGGATCGGTGGCGGCCCCGACGTTGGCGCGCTCGGCCAGGCGATCGGGGATGAGGGTCGTGAGCCGGAAGAAGATGGCGCGGCTGGCGACGTTGAGGATCTCGATCAGCTCGGCGTCGGTGATGAGGCCGGTCTCACCGGATCGCTCGAAGGCGAGGTTCCGAGCGAGAGACTGGAGCTGGGTCAGCGTCACGAAGCCACCTCACGCGATTCCATCCTGTTCCGCGGCCTTCTTCAGATCCTTGGCGACGTGCTTCAGCCGGTACTGCATCTCTTCGCGCGCCTTCTGGCGGTTCTTCTCCAGGCAGGCGCGCTCGACTCGCGCGACCTCTTCCGGCGTCCATGTGATGCCGTTCTTCACGAGAGAACGGATCTTCCGGATGAACGACTCCGACCATTCGTCGGGGTTCCTGAATCCGGATTGGCCGTCGGTGAGGACGTAGAACCAGTAGGTGAGGTCGCAGACGATGGCGCTCGCCTGTCCGACCTCGAACCGCTCGATTTCAGGGTTCCAGCGGACCCGGAGATAGGGATCCCCGAGTTCCCGCTGGAGCCGCTTTTCCCACCGCTTCGCAACGTCGGCTTCCACGTCACTCCCTCACGCCGTAGACGACGAGGCGGACGGTCGATCCGGCGCCGCCGGTCGCCTGGAAGCGCGTCTTCACCGGGGGCTCCGCCAGGACGGTCACGAGTCCGGCGCCGATGGCAGGAAGCGCCACCGTGCCGAGGCTCGCGTAGGTCGGAACGGAGTCGAGGACCGCGCTCGCGGCAGCGGAGGCCGGGGCCGCCGCTCCGGAAGCGACCACCGCCACGATCAGAGCGGTGTAGTCCTCGGTGTCCACCGCACCGGAGTCGATCGACCCCGCCGCCGCGGAGGTCGCGTCATAGATCCGCGTCAGAGAACGCTGACCCATGGCTCACTCCTGGGAGTCGAAGACGGCGACGATCTTCACTTGGGCGCCGGTCGTGGTGGTGCCGGACTGTGCGAAGTCGAGGGTCAGCCGGTCACCCTTCGAGAAGGTCCGGTTGGCCTCGGTCCCGTGCATGACGAAGCGCGTCGAGTTGGCGGGAAGCGCCATCTCGGCCTTCGCATCGATCCCAGCGCCCACGCCAGCCGCGACGGCGAGGACTCCGTTGGTCGCGCAGGCCGCGGCGCTGTTGTTCTTCTTCGGGGTGACGGTGAGGTTCGTGATCGTGCCCGCGACTTCGAGCACCGCCACGATGTCCACCAGCTTCCCCTTCGCGGAGAACGGCCACACGAAAGCCTGGCGGTTGTTGTCCGCCGCGGCGTTCGCGACCGTGAATTCGCGATGCAGGCTGATATAGCGAGAAGGGGTCCTGCGGTCGAAGCTTCGAGTCTTGATGCCCACGGTATTTCCTCCACCGGAAGGAACGCGGGGCCTATTTCATGCGCCGGCCCCGCTATGGCGCTCGCCGGTCAGAAGCCGGCCGGGACGGCCATGCCCTTGATCAGCACGAAGGCGTTGCGGCGACGGCAGCCCATGTTGAAGCGCCAGGACAGCCAGCCGCGCTGCGCCGCGATCACCGACCCGACGGCCGAGCCCGGAGACGGGAGGATCGAGATGTCCCCGAAGTCCTCCAGCTCGGGAGCCTGAAGCTCGCCGTACAGGAGCGCCGCGCCCTTGAAGAGGTAGACGCGGGACTTCTGCATGTCGAGACAGGTCTCGATCGTCACGTCGCGCCCGTCGATATTGAAGACGGGCTTGTTCGGCGTGCCGAACTTGTTCACGTCGTCACGGGTGTACCGCTGGTCGGGGAAGGTGCCCGCCGCGCCGTACACGAGCGCCCAGGTCTGCGCCGGGTGCGTGTAGGCCACGTCCGGGTGGTCCTTCATGTTGGCCCTGCCGCGGGCCAGGATCACCGCCTGGCCGAGCAGACCAGGGTTGAAGGGCGCGCCGCCGGCGTCCATGATCGTCCCGCGCCACCGACGGAACTCTGTGGCCGAGATCCCCATGAAGTCGGTCGCGTCGTCCGCGATCTGACCGAGGCCGAAGACCTCCTTCGAGGTGCGGACGCCACCGTTGAGGTAGACGTTCCCGTACTTGAAGAAGAGGTCGGCCGGCGCCAGCGACGCGGAGGTCGTGTTGGTGCCGGGATTGGTGGCCTGCTGGACCTTGAACTGGATGTCCGAGTCGATGGACGACACGACCATCTTGGCCTCGGAGCCCTGGCCGACGCGCTGGACGTTGCCCGCCCACGCCTCGACGTACTCGCCCTCTTCGAGGAACCGGGTGTCCTCGACGCCCGCGCCGTTCGCGGTGACGCCCGTGTTCACGACCACGGTCGCCGTCGCGGTGCCGGCGCCGGTCACGGTGGCCGCCGTGCAGAGCACGCCGGAACCGTCACCGAGGAGCTGGCGCTCGCCGTCCTTCAGGAGCGTGGACTTCGCGTCGTCGTAGATGGCCTCGACGCGCTCCGAGAAGGTCGCCGGGGCCCGGGACGCGAGCTTGATCAGCTCGTTGTCGATCTGGAACGGCTGGAAGACGCGGGCCGCCCGGATCGTGCCCTGACGCCACACGGCCTGCCCGGAATCCGGGAGGTCGTCGGTGATCAAGGTGTTCTGGGTGTTCGCGTTCCGGCGGAGGTGGATCGCGATGGTGAAGTCCGACCCGTCGAGCGGGAAGTCTTTCTTCTGTGCGTACTTCAGGAAGGGAGTTTCGTTCTGGATCGCGTCCTGAAGATCCTCATCGAAGATGGGCTTCAGAAGCGCGGAGGTATTTGCTCTGCTGTGAACGACGCCGGGCATGATGATTTCGAGGGACGCTTACCGATTGAGCTGGTTCTTGATCCTGTCCCCGACGGACTCACGCTTCTCGGAGCTGGTTCTCGCTGGAGCACCCGCGCCCGCACCGGACTTGCCGACCTTCGGCGCGCCCTTGTTCTTCTCCTCCAGGGCCTTCTGGGCTTCCGCCGCGCGCTTCGCGAAGTGGTCGCTCAGTCCATCCCACTTGTTGACGACCTCGGTTGCGATGTCGTCCATGGGACGGAAGGGCTGCTTGACCCAGGCGGCGAAGATCGAATCCCGGAAGCCCGGGATTCCCGCGTAGTGCGGATACTTCGCAGCGATTTCCCGCCACTCCGATCGCGCCTGTTCCGCCATGGCACGATCTTCCATCTCGGTTCGGAACTGCTCCCTCATCTCCTGTAGCGACTGGTTGAACTTCTCCTCGGGCACATACGACGGCTTCTCCTCGGGGAGAGCGCCCGTCTGCCGCAGGTATGCGAGCTGCGCCTGCTGCATCCGTGACTGGTAGTCGTCGTACTGCTTGAGCCTCTGTTCGAGCGCGGAATGCTTCTGCGACCATTCCCGCTCACGAGCGGCGAGCATTTCCTTCACTCGCCAGTGCGGGATCGCGTTCTCGCTTCCGCGCGCCCTCGGATCCGCCGCGCCGCTGTCGGGGGCGCCACCGGGAGCGCCAGCGGGTTCTCCGCCGGTGCCGGGGTCCTGGGGGTTGAGGTTCTCGCCCGCGCCCGCCGCCGGCGCGTCCATCGTTTCGGCAACCTGAGTTTCCGGATCCACTTTTGCCCAGCCTCACGTTTTTGGTTACGGGGGTACGTCCCTCGATTGGCTACGGTGACGAATGCTTCCAGTCAGATCGTGCGTTGTCAAGCTCCCCCAACCGGCGGGACGCTCGGGACCGGAGGAAGCCCGCCGGCGACCTCCTGGGCGGGGCCGCCCGCGCCGCCCGGCCCGCCGCCTCCGCCAGGAACCAGGGAGGCGGGTCCGCCGGTCAGATCCGGCGGAGCGCCGGGCTCGCCGCCTGGAGCGCCCAGCCCAATCGGCATCGGGGGCGGAACCGGGTACTGCCACCGCTTGTGCATCTCGCAGTGCGCGTCGAAGAGGGCACGCGCGACCGGGTGCATGTTCCGGTACGCCTTGGACTTCCGGTCCTTGTCGTGTTGTTCACGGTGAACGACGTGATTCTCGAAGTCGAGCGCGTCGAGCTTCAGCGCGCGGAGAATCTCGTCCATCGGGAGCTGACCCGTGGCCTGGATCATCTCCGCGTTCGCGGCCGTCGCGGACTTGACCGCCAGCTTCAGCTCCTCCTCCTTCAGATTGAAGAAGCGGTGACCCTCCTCGGTGGCGTTGTCGCGGTCGAGCTGGTCCTCGTTCATCAGCTCCTCGATGTCCGAGGGGAAGCCGAGCATCTTGATCAGCCGAGGATCGCCGGGAGGAAGGACGCCGGTCTCGACGGAGCGGAACACCATGTCGCGCTTCTCCGCGAGGCTGGTCGGAAGCGCGGATCCGGCCTGCACCACGTAGTCAGCGGCCCCCTCGATGTCCGACGCGATGAAGCTTCGGACCTCGACCGAGCGGTTGCGGCCGAGCACGAAGTAGAACCGGGGCTCGTCGGTGTAGTGCTTGCGCAGCCGTAGGATGAGATTGCACGTCCGCTCTTCGCCGCGCTCGATCGAGCGAGACGGACCGGACAGCACGGTCCCGGCGTACTCCTGCATGTAGGCGACCATTCGCCCGGAGCGAACGTCACCGCCCTCGATCTGGCCGCGGAGAATGTCGGTCGAGCCGCCGATGTTGTCGATCGCCTCTCCCCAGTAGAGGACCGCCTTCTCGTCACGCGAGAAGGCCGGTGGCTCGATATATTTCGGGTACAGCGGGTGCTGGACGAAGTTGATCTCCGTCTCGTCGTTCGACCACGCCTCCTCGTCCAGACCCGAGTCGGACGCCGCCACCAGCTTCGGGCGGAGCCGCTGGCGCACGAACTCGTCGCGGGAGACGTTGAGGTTGAGCGCGCGCTGCGGGTCGAGGATCTGGGAGACGGTGCAGGTTCCCCAGAACTCGTCGGTCTCGACTTCCTGGTAGTGAACGAACGGGATGTGATCGTGGCCGTCCGGAGTGGGCCCCGCCTCCATGAGCTGATCGTCGGCCCAGACCGCGTAGAGGCCGTCCGGGTACTCCTCTGACGGCCGGCACCACAACTCGATCACCTCGACGCGATCACGGAGCTGTGCCTCGGTCATACCGAAGTCGGTGGCGCCGCGGAGGAGCGAAAGGCCCCAGCTCGACTTCGTGTCGATCGGCTCGATCTTCTTCGCCGCGGCCTTGAACTTCCGCTTCACGTCGTAGACAGGCGGGAACGTGCGGTGAATGATCTTCTGGCAGTCCTCCAGATTCCGCGCGCCCGGCTCGGGAAGCAGCTCGATCGGATACACGGTGTCCACGCACACATCACCCATCGGCTCGGCCACGGCCTTCGCGATGGGCTGCGGAGTAGGCGCGGGGGCGGCGGGTCCAAGGACCCCGCCTTCCGGCACCTCCGGAGCGGTCGTGATCGGTGCGCCGTTCTCCGGATTGGTGACGTACTTGTTCTTCTCCTTCTTCTCGCCCTTCGTCGGGTCGTAGTAGACCTTCCGGAAACAGTTTCCGGTGACGAACATCCAGAGCGAGACTTCTCGGTCGAGTTTCTCCCAGACCTTCAGGTGGTAGTAGTCGTATTGGATGAGGTCGCCGGCGATCCTGGCCGCGTTGCGGTCCTCCTCGTCCGGAGTCCGCGGCATCACCAGGCCGATGGGCCGGTTCTTCAGGACGTGCGCCCGCCGCGTCTGCACTACCGGCATGACGCGGTTCAGGGTGATCTTGGGCTTCTTCCCTACGTCCACCTTCTCGATCTTCCAGTCCGGGAAGATCCGGTGCCACTGGTCGCCCTTGTAATACTTCCAGTTGAGGCGCCACTGTTGCTCGTGAGGGCGACGGAGACGAAGCGCCTCGTCGCGCATCGTCACCATGTCCTTGTAGAGCTGGTCAGGATCCTTGACGTACTTCTTCCCGTCCTTGCCGGGCTTGAAGTCCGCGTTCTCCGAGTCGCCGCCGCTGCGGGATCCGGTGAATTTCTCGAAGAGGCTCATCGCACGGCTCCGGTTTCGAGTTGCTGATTGAGCCATTCGAGATACTGGCGCCTCATCCACTCGAATTGCCCGGGGTCCCAGTCGGACGGCTTGCTGACCTTCGCTCCGGGCCAGCGCGTCTTGGCCCAGTAGTCCGTCACGCGCGGATCGATGCTCTTCATCCAGTCGTCCATGGAGTCGTAGCGACCCAGGATGTTCATGTCGTCCGGATTGAAGGTGTGGAAGCTACGGCCGTCGGAGAGACGGTTCTCGAAGGTGGTGCCGATGATGTTGGCGCTGTTCCGGAGGGAAGTGGACGCGCGCTCGGACGGATCCCCGACGACAGTGAGCCGGCCGAGCGGAGTGTCGCGACCGCGCTGCCCGATCTTGAAGGTGAGTTCGTCCATGAGATCCATCCCGGTGTATGGATCGCCCGAATCTGGCTTGTATGCGCCCGGGAGGATGCGACCGGCCTTGAGTCGCCGCACGATGTCGGGCTGCTCTCCGAGATCCTTGTTGAGGTCGAGGTAGCCCTCGTCCGGAATCTTCACCACCATGAAGGAGCCCTGTTCGCCCTTCGGTAGATCCGCCGTGCGGTGGATATCCGCGAAGCGCGGGTCGTCGGTGGTGGCGTGGCCGAAGCCGTAATACTCGGCGTCGTCCGGGTGGAGGCGACGGCTGTCGAATCTGGTGAAGCCGGGATGCGGAGTCCCGTGGAAGGTGATCGGGCCCGCCATGTTGCCGAGGCCCTCCGTCACGTTGTCGAGAGCGAGCTGTGCGATCGCGCGCTTCCGACCCTCCGCCTCGACGGAGTAGAGCCCGGGGTACTGGGCGTCCCGGTCGTTCCGGATGTGCTGGCGCTCCGCTTCATACGGCTCGCCGCCGGGAAGGGCAGAGCGGGCCGCCGCCAGCGCCGGATCAGCGACGTACTCGCCCAAGAGGCTCGGTCGGCCGCGCATCGCCGTCCGGAGGTCGTCCGCGACGGACGCTTCCGGAGGAGGCTGAAACATCTCCTGAAGCCGCGCGAGCGCGCGGGCGCGGAGCAGCTCGTCGGGCTCCAGAACGCTCTCGCCTGGAGCGTGCGAGGGCCAGAAGTCTGGGGTCGAGTCGGCCATGTCACATCCCCATCATTCCGCCGCCCATCCCTCCGCCCTTCTTCCGGGCGTTCGCGTTGCGGGCCTTGGCGGCAGAGGTGGCGACGTGATTGGGCAGGTTCGAGAAGTCGGTGGACTGATCGAACTCCTTCACCGTGGACTTCTTGATCTGGCCCTTCTTCGCCATCGCGTGAAACTTCCGGGACTGGGCCTTGCTCTTGTATGGCATCAGAAAATCTCCACCTCTGTCCTCGGGTTCTCTCGATCCACGTCCTTCAGGACGTGGCACTGCACGATCTGCGAGTCGTCTTCGTAGGCGATTCCGTTGAGAGCGTCGGTGACGCACTTCGCGAGATTGTCCCAGTCGCATCGCTGCGCGTTCTCGCGGAAGAAGTGCAGGTTCATCCGGATCGGTCCGTTTTCCGGGCGAACACCGGCCTTCACCGCGCAGACGCGAACAGTTTCCTCGTGTTCCTGGGTGGTGCGCGGCGTGTACGAACGGCCGGTGCGCAGCACGCGGGCGCGCGCTTTTGGGATCGGATTGCCGGGAACGATGAACGCTCTCATCCCCGATCCCCGATCTCGTTGAAGACGTTCTCGTATCCGGGCTCGGTCTTCTTCTTCGGCGGCGGTGGTGACTCCAGCTTCTTCGCGCCGATCGCGTAATCGGTGAAGGAGCGGCTCGCGAGGAGCCGGCCCAGTTCACGAACGGTGGACTGTAGCCGCCAGTTCGCGATGAGCAGGGCAAGCGAAATGAGGCCAAGCGCCAGGGCGCACGGGAAGTGCTCAAAAGGCATACGGGTCGTAGTGCTTTCGCTTCGAGGGGTCGCGGGGCTTCGGGTGGAGGGCGTCGAACTTCTCGGCTTCCTTCTTCCGGACGACGCGCAGCGCGCCGCCTTTCAGGTGGAGCTGGAGCGCGATCGCGACGGACATGATCTCGTCGTCGTGCTTGCCTGCGAGCGCCTGGGGCCGGGCGTGCCTGTTCCCGTCGTTGCCGGTCTCGACCAGACGGAACGTGCGGGCCTCGTCGTAGAAGTCCGCCGCCGGCATCTCGAAGCCGAGATTCCGGATCTCCATCTCCAGGGTGTCGAGCATCGGGCGCCGATTCAGCGCCGTGGTGCGCCAGCCGATGAAATTGCGCATCGGCTCGTCCAGATTCACGATGTCGCGCTCGTACCACATGCGCCGGTAGCCCTGGCGGCGCAGCGCCATGTTGGCCGCGATCCCCGGGCCGTTCTGCTCGATGCCGACGAGCGCCTCGTTGAAGAACCAGCCCAGCTCCGCGCAGGCGACGCCGAACTGGTCCGGTTCGAGCGAGCGAGTCTTCAGCCGCGCCACGAACCGCTGATTGCTCCGACGGAAGACCCAGGCGATCGAGTTGTCGCCGTGCGAAAGGCCCTCGGCCACGTCGCCGCCGATCACGTAGTCCTCGCCGGCGATCGGCAGCTCCCACATTTGGAGCGAGCCGAAGCGGTTGTTCGTGAAGCGGACAGTGGGCGGGTAGACCTTGACGGAATCTTCGGTCAGCTTCTCGCGTTGTATGTCACCGATGAACGCCGGCGAGCGGGGTCCCTTCTGCGACTCCTTCAGCCGCTTCAGTCCCTCGGGCAGGAAGAAGTGGGAGCCGGAAGCGACGAACGCCTCCTCCGGATCGATCGGGTACTCTTGGCGGAAAACGTCCTCGGGGTGCATCCCGGGGCGGATCATTTCCGGGCTGGCAATCATGATCCGACGCCACTTCACCTGTTCGAGCGTGAGGTGGAACTTCTCCGCCATCTCCTGCTCTTCCTTGGTCTGCCACTCCCAGTGATCGCGCTCCTCGGGCGAGACGTAGGAGACATTCCGCGGATCGTCGTGCCACCCTAGGAAGACCGGAACCCAGTCGTTCCTGCCGAGAACGGCATCGACCCAGGTGGACTCGAAGAGATTGCCGGTGCCGTTGGCGGTGGACTCCCAGATCATCAGGGAGTCGGGCGCCTTCGTGACGGCGATACCGAGACCGGCCGCGACGTGGGGCGAGGTGTAGTAGGCGACCTCGGCGCAGTGGGCGGCCTGGAGGGTAAGGGATCGGCCGACGCCCTTACCCTCGGCGGTCTCCACGAGGAAGTTGGACTTCAGGCCAGGGCGGACGTGGCGCGTGCGCTTGTCCGGGTTCGCGAACCGGAGCGCCCTCTCGTTGGAGGCCGCAATCTCGGGCATGAGCCCTGGGATCTGGTGACGGCGATCCGTGTCGTAGAACGTCTGCGACATGCGGAAAATCTCGCCGGCGGTGTCCTTGTCGTGGGCGACGCAGATCCCGTTCACGTTTTCGCGGGTCGAGGTCTTCCAGTAGACGAGCGCCTCACACAGGGTCGAGATTCCCTGGCGGCGGCTCTTCAGGACGATGATCCGGACCGGCTTCCCCGCGGCCTCCAGCTCCTTCACCTTGCCGACGACGGTGCGCTGGCCGGGATTGAGGATGAACGGGACGAGCGTCCCACCCTCGATTGGTGAAACCGAGAGCGCCCACTCGATGAAGAACTCGGGGTCGTAGTAGAGCTGCGAGAACAGCTCTTCGATCTCGGCCGGCGCCTTGGTATCCGCGGCGCGAGCTGCTTGCTCCAGGCGGACGTGGCGGTCCCGCAGGCGCGCGTGGGCCTGGGCGCGCTTCGACCGCTCAGTGGACTTGCCGGTCACGAGGCAAGATGGTAGCGGGTGCTTCCGGCTTGTCGAGGTCCGGGGGTTTGCGCCGGAAAGGGGCGGCGCTTCTTAACGGGCACCCCCGGTGGCCCGGGTCGGCCTAGCCGAAGCGGCCAACCAGCTTCAGGAACTCTTCCTTGATCCGTGACTCGACCCGCTCACGCTGCCGCGGGTTCATCTTCGCGAGCCGCGGCTCCATCTTCGCGGCGCGCGCGGCGAGCCGGTCGAAGTCACACTGCTTTCGATGGGCCTTGCGCAGCTCGGGGGTCACGAACGAGATGAAGCATTTCGGGCAGATGTAGCCGGCCGTCTCCAGCGGAGGTTTCAGCACGGAGGCCCGTACCGGATCGAGTCTCTTGTAGGTGATCCGCTCGATCATTTTCGGGAAGCGACTGCGGAACGCGAAGCGAACCCTCATCATCAGAAGCACCCCTCGTCGCCGGGCTCCTCGGCCAGCCGCGCCAGCTCGCGGAGAACCTCGTCCCAGGTCTGGAGCCGCTTCACCTGGGGGAGCGTGTAGAAGATCGGCGTCCGGCCGGCGTCGTCACCGAGCACGAGAACCGGGATCCGGCGAGTCGCGAGAGCCGCGCCCACCTCCACGAAGAGCCCCTGGCCTCCCGGGTGATGGAAGACGAGCAGCACGTCGGCCCGCAGCACACCTTCGAGGTCGTCGGCGGCGCACGTCTGGAGGTAGCGGGTACGATTCTCGCCCTCCAGGCCCTCGTCGCTCTCGTTCGTCCAGTTGTGCGTGACCTGATAGCCGAGGCACTTCAGGATCCGGATGTGCTCCCCGATGACGCCGCGTTGCTCCCACTTTCCCGCCACGTAAATCTTCACGATTCGTCTTCCTGTTCTCGAGATTTCGGAAACGTCAGGACCCGCCACTTCCCCCAAGGCTGAAAGCGGCCGGGATGCATCTCTTCGTTCAGCTCTGCGGCCTTGTGCTTCGCGAAGCCTTCACAGTCGAAGATGAAGGCCCCGATCTTGCGCAGCTCCTTCCGGTCGGAAGCGTCTATTTCCAGAGGGAGCACGCCAATCCTGTTGTCCGAGACGAGCGTGAAGTAGCCGCGCCGTCCCGGACGAATCATTTCCATCGTCAGAGGGCGCCGTCCTTTCGCGCTTCCGCGTACATGCAGCTCTCGCAGTAGAGGTGCTTGTCGGCGGGGCGAAACGCCAGGACGTAGAAGTCCTGCCAGAGCGTACAGCGCGCGACTTTGCCGCAGCCGTTGCAGCGGCAGAGCCGATTCGCCCAGTTGAGCCCCTCATCCATCGTGACGACTTCTTCGGTCTGCGCGGTCATGTGCGGCAACTCGGGCAGATCACCCAACCGTCGATCTGGGTGGAGGGGGGAACGACTCTGCGCGGTAGCCATCGGTACTGACCGTCGGTGAAGGAGCGCAGCCGCAGGCAGATGGCGCACTGGACGAAGGCGTTGTCGTGCGGTGGCTCGGGGGTGAGCGGAACCAGCGTCCTGCCGGTGCAGTCCTTCATGCGAGCCCCTTCTGCTCCGCGATCCATTTCGTGATCGTCAGCACGCCGGCTTCGCCCTTCTCCAGTTTCACCTCGGAGGCGTCGGCGTCGATCTGGCTCTTCGGGATCCAGATATCCTCGCCATCCGTCTCCACGAGAACCGCCCTCTCCGACACCCGCTTGACCACCACGTCGATGGTTACGGTTTCGTCGTCCGACCGCATGTCACTTGCCTCTCCGTGAATCGCACACGTCCTCGATGAAACGGAGCGCCATGGCGCCGATCTGGACGGCCTCCTTGCGCATCTTCGCGAAGCTCCGCTCGTCGGTTTGCAGCTTCACCTCGTCCCACAGATCGTCCACCTCCTCCGCGAGGACTGCGAACCCCTCGTGAGGCGAGTGGAAGGAGTCGGGATGCTTCCCGCGGGCCCTGACCAGCTCGGCCGCGATGTCCTCGATTGCGCTCATTGCCGGAAGCTAATGCTTCCACCTACGACCTGTCAAACGTCACACACGGGCACTGGACGCACCCGGCCCCTATCCGGTGCTGGTGTCGAAGGTGTCCGCAGGCGCAGCGGTCGCGGAGCCGGCACTCGGCGTCGTGGAGTCTTCGGGGGGCGCGGAAGGTGCAGTGATTTGAGCCGCACGAACAGCGCGGGTCATGGAATTCTGCCGCGTAGTAGCCATCAGCCATGCAGATCGCTCGAAGCCGTAGTGTCGGAAGAAGTCGCACGCATGATCGAGGTCCACCGTTCCGCCGCAGAACTCGCACCTCATCCAGCTCTCCGGTCTCCGCAGCGACCGCAGAACAGCGGCACCTCGCCGTACCAGCTCGCGGTGAAGTGCCCGCAGCCGGCGCGGACGTTCTGCGGCAGGGGAGGAAGGCGGCGCGTCCGCTTCCAGCGCAGTAACCCGCGCCAGAGATTCGGGAAGGCCCCGTAGATGAGGACGACCTCCGCCAGCACGAAGGCGAGCACGACCAGGGCGAGGTCGATCACTTCAGCGCCTCCCGGGCCGCGTCGCAGGCCGCGCAGAAACCGGGGGCGTGCGGCTGGTACTCGGCCATCTTCAACTTCAGGGCGTCGCGCAGGCGGACGCGAACCTCCTCGCGGCCGTCCGCGAGCGCCCGGATCGCTTCGGTCTCTTCCCGGCAGGCGGCGGTCACGTTCGCGCTCGCTTCCGCGGCGGCCCGCGCGCCGGCCAGCTCCTTCGTCAGGGTCTCGACCTGGGCGAGTAGCTCCTTCCGTTCCTCGGCGTACTGGTTGTTCACGCGGAACAGGTGGTCCGAAGACGCCTGGGCCTGCTCCTGGCCGTTGCGGAAGGAGTCCCTTTCGGCCTCGACGGCAGTGAGCCGTGCGAGCGCCGATTCGTAGGAATCCGCGAGCGCGTGGAGGTTGTCGCTCCGGATGACTCCGCCGGAATTGTCGAAGCCCCGGACGACCGCCTTCACGGTCTCGATCTTCATTAGGTCGGTCACTTCATCCTCCCGTCGGCGCGGAGCCCGGTGTTCGGGATGACCTGTACGCAGCGGTCATCCCACAGCTCGATCATCCCGTAGTCTTTCTCGTTGGTGATCGGGAGCCGCTGGCCGAGGTGTTCGGCGCACCAATCCTCGATCCTGGCGCGGACGGCGCGCTCCTCCTCGACGGTGGCGCTGACCTGATTGACGCGCGCCGTGAAGATCCGCACGTCCTTTCCCTCCGACAGCCACGTCTTCACGCGATCGACCATGATGGGGACGGGTTCCCCAATGTGCATCTCGCCCTGCCAGCCGTCGTATGCCGCCAGCGTGCCGTCGAGATCGACTCCGATCCATCCACTCATGGTTTATCCTCGATCGTGTAGTGGTGCGGGTGCTTGTCCTTGTGCCGCTCGATCAGGCGGGCTACCTCGGGCGTCAGCTCCGCGAACATGGCTTCGAGGTCCACCGCGTCCGGCGGCCGGTCGTCGATGAAGTTCCGGCAGGCGATCGCGTCAATCAGGATCACGAGCGTCGCCAGCGCGTGCGCGAGGTGCGGGCGCCCCGAGTCCGGATCCATCTCGATCCCGCCCTCGAATTTGGCGAGGTGGCGTCGGCAGGCGTCGAGGTAGACGGAGACGCGGATCGGCGGACCCGGGGGCCGCCAGTTCCAGCGGCCGTACTTGAGCGCGCCGTCGAGCAGAGCGAGCGCACACTGCGCGATCGCGGTCTGGGGGACGAGCGAGAGCGGAAGCTTCATGCTGCCCAGCACGTCCTTCGGGTTCGGGATCGGCGGGGGCAGCGGCGGCTCGCGGAACACCATCCCGCCGGTGGGGCCGACAACGGGAGCTGCGTCCTGAATCGAGAGCGGACACTCCGGGCTGCCGCAGGAACAGACGCTCATTCGACGTGCTCGTATTCGTAGAGGGTGGGCATCACGTACTTCGCGTAGAAGCCTTTCGAGGGCGCCGCCCAGAACGCCGCCCAGCCATCGGCCGGCACGCCGTAGTAGCGGTAGAGCCGGCGGTACTTCGTGAACCAGATTTCCATCTCCTGCGTGTCGGGGTCGTAGGCCGCGGAGTCGATGTTCGAGCTGGGCACCGGGACGTGCGCGAAGGTCCCCGCCACCGACCCCGCCGCCGCCGACAGGGCGTCCTCGGAGCCTTCGATGAGGGCCCCAGCGGCCCGCGCCAGCAGCGCCAGGAGGTCGGGGGGAGGTGAGGGCGGGGGGACCCGTGCCATCGCGTCTGGGAGGCAGCGTGCAGCGCCGCGCGCGTGGTGTCAAGTGCTTCCAGGCGGGGCTACCGATGATCACCAACGGTCTTGAGCCCGAAGGTGAAGGCTTCTGAGCTGTGTGGAGGTCGTTTTCCCGGGGGTCCCCCTGCCCCCTCTCGGAAAGGCGACAGCATCAAGGGGGAAGTGCTTCACGAGCGGCAATCTGTGTAGCTCGGCCGCTGCGAGCGTCTCAGATACTCAGGGGGGTGAGGCATTTTAGCGGCGCCCCCTGGAAGCACGTCAATCACCGGATGGAAGCAGTCGCTTCCAAGTCCGCGGAACCATGGGAGAGCCTATTTTGGGGCCCCGAAAAACGCTCAAGCGAGGGCGCTTTAGTTCCAGCTTCACCCCGCCCCGTTCGGGTCGTTCGCTCCCCCAGGGGGGCGGGGGTGGCGGGGGGCTCCCGGAGGGGTGCGGGCGGGCGCGGCCTGGCGCGCGTTGCCTGACACGGAGTCAGGCACCACGGTACGGCAAGCGGCCGGGAGCGCAGGCTTTTCCGCGCCCAACCCAATCCCGTTCGGCCCGCCCTCGGCCCGGTCCGCCGCGCGACGCGCGCGCGCGAGCCCCCTTACGAGCCCGGCGAGGTCTACGCCTTTCGAGGCGGAGCTTGGCCCCTCGCCCGCGATCGCCAGCATGTCGCGAGCGGCCGAAATAGCCTGGGCGTTCCCGCCGCTCAAAAGCACGCGCGAAAGCCGCTCCATCGCATACGGGGCGAGGATTCGCGCCGCGCGTTCTGAGCTGCCGCACAATGGCGCGCAGCGTTCAAGCGCGGCACGGACTCGCGGGTCGCC